AGGCATACATGACAAACGGCTCGGACAGATACAGTTCTTTACCCGAAAACCCCACGGCGATTCCGCCTGACGTCAGAATAAGCCCCTGCATATCGTCCGGGGCCGGTATCCAGGTCTCGGTATCCAGGGTATCGTCCAGGGCGCTTGCGGCTGTGTCCTCCCATTCCGAAGTGGTTTCCTCCACTTCGGCCACCAGTTCCCAGACAGCGCCCCCGGAAGAAGTGGCTTCCGAGCGATAAATCCGGAATTTGTCGACAACCAGGCCGGACACGCTCGGCACGGTGAACCCGGTCAGCGTAACGGTCTGGCCTGCATAGATATCGGTCAGGCCGGTGGGGAGGGAGTTTGCCGACTCTTCACCCCATTCTGTGACGTATGTGTAGCAGTAGGAGTAGGAGTGCTCGACCTCGTCGCCTGCCGTGCCGGACAGCGCAATGGTCAGCGGGGCGGCCGGATACGGCACGCCGAGCGTCCTGGTGATGGCGGGCCAACCCGACTCCGGGTACCCGGCAGCAAAGGCCATGGTGTCGTTGGACTGCATGGGCTTGCCCCCGCCTGTCCAGGCAAAACGGCCATCCGCGTCGGCAATCGGCGATTCAATGACATCCACGTTGCCGGGAAAGGCCAGAAACCGGGAACCGTGCTTGTACAGCGTGCGAAGGGTGCCCGGCTTGGGGAGGGACTTGACCTCGAGCGAGCCGGGTACGGGAGCCAGCACCCCGGACCGAAAGTCGCAATCCGTGGCTGTTTGCGCGTAGTTGTCCGGCAGTTTATCCGGGCGGAGACGTGGGCGCATTCCCTGGGGATTCTGGAATTGGATTTTCATTGGTACGGTCCGTTGGTGATGGGCCAGTTGTGGTGTGCGTTACATCCGGATAAAAATAATATCGTGATCGTCAGGAGCAACAAAGCCGTCCGTCTGGGGTTCCACCAGGCGCACAGTCTTGTCGTCCAATACAACGATGTTGAGTGCATGTGTTCTGCTCCATGCCTCGCCAAAAGCAAGGGGGTTGGGCCACTGTTCCCGGTACTGCTGTTGCCTGATCCAGGCGTGCAGCAGCAGAGCATAGTCGTCGCAGTCCAGAATGTCGGCCTGATAGGTGTAGTCCTCAAAGTAGCTGGAAACCAGCTCGTCCCATATCCGGTGCCTTGTCGGCAGAATGTAGGACTTGTCCGGGAGCCGGATATCCGCTTCCGGCCACGCAGAGCGCAGGACGGCGCGGAGTTCGGTGCTTGGTATTTTTTTCATACAAACGTAAAACACCGTCCCCGACGCTCGATCGAGGCCAGAAACGGTATTTTGTCGTGGTATTTTTCCAGTTGTCGAATCAACACACCTGAGCCGGTAAACATGCACCGTAGAGCGTCTTCGTCGGAAAAGCGGAATTGCAGTTGCAGGTATTTTCCGCTTTCTGACTTGTCCGGGTACCGCGACGGACCGAGGCGATAGGCCAGAATTTCGATATCCCGGCCCAACAGGTCCTCGATCCGCACCTTGTCTCCTGCAAGCGGCCCTTCCTCTTCCGCGAACTCGGAGAATCTGTGCATCACGGCTTGGGAAACTCCTCGTCCAGCGCGTCCTTGAACGCGATGTACTCGGCCAGCTTCTCCGGCCTGCCCATGGCATCTTCCATGGCCGCCTCGTTCTGCGCCTTCTGGGGCCAATGCGCCAGGATGACCGCTTCTCGAATGGCAGCATAGTTGTCCAAACAATACTGGTCCGGATCGGGCAAGGGGGCGGCAGGCAGGGTGTAGGCCTCGAAGTCATACGACACATTGCCCTCGTCGTCTGTTTTCTCGGTGACGTTGCGAGTGACGATCACATTAGTGCCGTGCCGAAACGCACGGGCCGGGGCCTCTGTCTGATTGCAGATTCTTACTGCCATGAGATGTTCTCCATTGGGTTTTTCATATTTGCCCGTCTGGCCGCAGACGCCACGACCATGCGAACGTCACTATCGATGTAAGTGTTCCAAAGGTTTCTGGCGTCGCAGTGCTTCAGCCAGCCGTAATAACTCATCAGCGGATTAATGACCTGCCTGGGTGGAAGGCGATGGCCGTGCCGCTTGATGTACCTGACCCGTTTCTTAAACGCCTGCTTGATGGACTTGCGGACCAGCACGTGAGACCCAAAAAACCGGTACCCCATAAAGTCCACCCCGCGCTCATACGCCGGAAACACCTGGTGGTTCCCTTTCATCTCCAACTTCAGCGCTGCCAGCTTTTCATCCACCCGGCACCGCAGGTCGTGCAGCTCCTTCTTGTCGGACATGAACACAACCAGATCGTCGCAGTAACGCATGTAATGCCGTGCTTCGATCTCCTGCTTCATCCAGTGGTCCAACCCTGCCAGATACACATTGCCCAGATATTGTGACAGGTAGTTCCCGATGGGCAGGCCCGGGGCAGAGTCGATAATCAGGTCCAGTAGCCAGAGCGTGTCTTTGCATTTGATCTTGCGACGCAGAATAGACTTCATCACATCGTGATCTACGCTCGGGTAAAAGTGCCGCACGTCCATTTTCAGACAGTGCCGGCAGGCGTCCCGGTCGTGCATCCACTTTCTTACCCGCTTGGCCGCGTCGTGCAGGCCGCGCCCATCGATACTGGAATAAGTGTCTGTAATCAGCGTCGGCTTCCAGATCGGCACCAGCTCAAGAGCCATGGCCCACTGAATGATCCGGTGCGGGTAGTAGTCGAGTACGTAGATAGTCCTCGTCTTCCCCATGTCCTGAATATGTCTGACCTTGTAACCAATGTCAGAATACTCTTTTTTCTTCAGAATGTCATGTATTCTTGTGCAGTGTTCGTGCTCGTTTTGGTTAACCATCTGCACGTCAAGATAATGTGCCTTTCCAAGGCGCGCCTTTCTATGTGCAAGAAGAATGTTTTCAACTTCAATGATTTTCGGATACAGATTTCCGTGTCGCTTCACTTTTTCTCGCTTCTGCTCCCGGTCGTTTTCGGTTGCCCTACCAACGCGCAAGGGATGAAACTGTTATTTTTTGGCAAGAGCCAAGGCAAACGCGGGGTTGATTTTTTATGCAGAAGCATGGGCAGCCTGCCCCCTGATATTCCAATTCGCATTCGTGGAATCGTTATTCGCATTCAGATACCCGAGCCCTGCTTTACGACCATTGTTCAAATTGCCGCCCACTTGCAGGACCTGCCAGCTTCCGCGTTTGCCTGAGAACTGTTTAACCATGAGGTAGAGCGAAGGCAAGCGTTTCGCGTTGCGTTTTGCGGTTTGCGTACCGCGTGCCTTCGTGCCTTCGTCCAGCGGTTCCGCCGCGCTGCGTTTTAAGCGAGGGCAGCCCGCCCCCCGAAATTCCAATTCGCATACGTGGAAGCGCTATACGCACTCAGATACCCGAGCCCCGCCTGACGACCACTGCTCAAACGGCCGCCCACCCGCAGGACCCGCCAGCCGGGGTTCTGGTACCAGGGATCGGTGATATAGGTGGAGCTGGCACCTCCGACAGACTGCGGCAAAAACGTCCCCGGCCACAGGAATTTCTGGTAGTTGCTGGAGTCCGGGCAAGTAATGACATTTCCGTTTTCGTCGGATGCCCTCACATAGGCATACGAGCTGTTGGTGTCGTCCACGTCGTCCGCGCAACCGTGCGGATCTCTGGTTATGTACGGTTTCCAGTCATTAAAGTTGATCCCGTCCACAAACTCCCACACATCCCCAAAGGGATTTTCAATGCCGCGATACCGGTTCGCCAAATATAACGTATCAGGCTTGTACGAACCCGATCCGTTTCCGAGGTAGTCTGTCAGGCCGGTGACGGATACGTTTGCATAATCATAAGAATCGTCACAATGCCCGGGAATAACGGATTCGCTATCCCACGTTCTGTGTTCGCATACAAAGAGGTGCCGGAGCAGATCGTTGCGGAAAATGTAGTCCTGAAGATGGGCCTTGGTGGAAAAGTTGCTGTGCAGTGCGCGGTTCTCCGCTCTGGTCAGCCCTGTCCACGGCTTTTTCCCGGACACCGGAGCAAGGTAATCGTTGCCCAGATCAACAAGCGAGGTGGCGTCGGAATCACCGGTGCCGTCTATGTAGGCAGACGCGGAATCATCATACAGAATGGATTCATACGCCCCGAAGGTCCGGTGGGTCACCGGGATACCTCCGGGCAGAAATGCCGGGTCGAGTGCCAGACCAGGCAACGGTGCAAGAGAGCACCAGAAATAGGACTTCCCGGAACGAGTATATCTGGCTGTATACCCGGCAGGCACCAGCACACCTACAGCGCCGTCCGTCCCGTCCGTGCTGGCCAGAATGGACTCCGGGGTGTCTGCGGTAACGGTCCAGTACGTGGTCTCTGTTGCAGGGTCTTTGCCTTTGGCGGACTGGAGTGCTTTGTATGTGGTTCCGGACAGGGTGCAGTATGCGCCTGTGGCATAGGGCAGGTTTGCGTCGTACTCCCATGCGTATTTGTACGACCAGTCCGTGGGGTTCAGGAAATAGACCACTTCATCAGATCGGTTGTACACGTACCCGCGAAAGAGGTTCTGCCACTCGTTTACGTCGCCGCCGAGCGCGGTCCAGGAATCCGACACAGGGTCGTACATTGCTCCCTGCGCACCAAGCGATGCAAGGGTGGTTTCATTGACCCGTTCCAGCATGGCGTCAATTTCGCCCTGGGTATAGACCGTACTGCCCAATTCCTGGTCAAACAACGCATCCACGCGCCCGGGTACATACGCATCCACATCCGATACGGCCGCTTGCAGGAACGTGACCAGGTCGTCGACCAACGCCCCCGCTTTTGTGTTCAGGTCATAATACGCAGTGTCCACCTGAATGGTGTTGTCCGCGTTTCGGGCCAGTACAAGGTTATTGATGACTGCCATCAGATCACTCCCGCTTCGGTAAGATGATATCGTAAAATGGTTCTATACAGGTAATCGAGCAATCCTAAATTGGAGTCGTTGAGGGCGGATGTCGTCGTAAGCGCCTCTTCAACCTCAAGGACGAATTGCTGTTCCGCACCACTGCCGCCGCCGGAAGAAAGGACGCTCATTGGGCCACCTCGATGTAGATAGTTTCGCCCTCATAGTCGGCGACAGGACACCCGATCCGGTACTTGCGCGTCGTCGCCACAGTGCCGGGATGTACGCCGTCCTGAGCGATCACGCTGTCCTGCACCCACTGGCCGTCGATCTGGGCATAAAGGCGAATCGTGGATGTAACGCGCCCGGATACGGCGATTTCAAAGGTGCCGGGGCCGTCGGTTATGCCGGAAACGGCGTTCCTGCCAAACACTGTAAAATCCAGGTAGTCATCCCCGGCAGTGATGGTTTTTGTTGATTTCATTGCGTTTCCCCGTCAGAAAAAAGGTTGCGGCCGCACATGCATGGCCTCGCCGGATCGTTCCCTCCACCGCCGGACCGTGGCCCTGCCCATCAGGCGCCTGGCTTCCGCTTTATAGTGCGCGGCCATGGAAGGGTTGTTCCACGGCACGCCGGCCTGGCGCATAAGCCGGTACAGAGTCAGGGCCCGCACGCCGTCGTAGTAATCCCGTTCCAGAATGTCCGGCACTGTGGTGGCCGTGCGGGTGGGCATAAGCAGAGCGGTGACGGACAGGGCGGCTGTTTCCGTGGGAACATGGTTCAGGACCAGTTCCAGATCCGGAAGGTGAAGCCGGTAGGCGTCAAAAGGCTGGCCGTCCCGGGTCACGGCCGTGATGGATACCAAAGAGGATTCGCCCGGCAGGACAAGCGAATAGGTGTCCTGCCCTTCGACCAGGCTGACATCATCCAGGATGACCTCCCAGCATCCGGTTTTTTCGCAGAACTCCCGGGCGGCATTTCGAAGCTCCCGGGTGATGGTCAGGTCGATGCACCCGGGCACTTCCAGGCGGATATCCGGAATCAGGTCGGTAATGGCGGTCATGAGGCACCTCCGGGCCGGGGTCGGTCATGTTCCTCGCGGGAATCCCTGGCGCCCAGTTTGGCCAGAAACGACTTATATGCGGTCTGGGCAGTGGCCTTGTCGCCGGCATCGTCGTCAATAGAGAGCGCCCGGTACACAAGATAGTCCACCAGGGCGCCGTGGGCCGTGCCGTCCAGGGGCACACTCTCTGTCGTGGCGGTCAGGGCATCGGGGCCGGCCGCATACTGAATACGGATCTGCTCCCCGGCGGCGGCCGGATACACGTAAAACACCTTGTGGTCTTTCGGGTCGGCCCAGGCATGGGTGACCACTGTTCCGGTCCTGGACCCCCATTCCGGGTCCTGCATGGCCAGCACGTCCGGGTTGATGATCTCGATGCGCTGCCCTGTCTCGTTACGGATGATCCGCTCCAGGAGCAGTCCGTCCGCTGGAAGTTCCTGACGCGGGCCGGACCCCAGGGTGACGGCCGTTTCGATCAGGTTCAAATCCGGCTTCAGAGCGACGGCTTCGACGATCGCCTCGTTCAGGTTGGCCAGCATGGCCGATTCCGTATACCGGCTGCCGCCATCCAGGAGCAGGGTCCACGCCCTGGAAATCAGTTCTGCCGCAGTGGCCATAATGCTGTTCTCCTATAAAAAAAGGGGGATACAATCCCCCTTTATGGCATCCCTCGGAGGCGCTGTGGCTGAGGGTTGTCGGTTATCGGTAATGGCCTGTGACGGCATAGCGGACAGAGTAACGAGCCCCTTTTTCACAACATTCCTATGCAACCAGAGATGAGGAAATGGGAAATCTCGTTGAGCTCGACCGCACGATATTGTCGCTGGCGTCCATGTGGTACCGATCTTCGACGGCGTTTTTGAGCACGTCAAAAACCATCTCCGGGACCTCCACCTCGTGTTCGCGCTTGATCTGCCAAACATCGCCGTTTACTCCTACGGGAACATCATCCTTGCCGCCGGGGCCTTCCTGGTTGTGGATGGTGATTCTGTATTTTTTAACGGGGCGGGGCGAGGGCGACATCTCGGAGACATTTTCCGGGGCGTCTTTTTTACTCATTGCTTTTTTATCTCCTTTTCGGCCCGGGATATATCCCGGGCCGAAAACAGTTGTATTAGTCGGTGGCGGCCACTTCAGCCCGGGCCATCCAGAGATCGTTCAAAATAACAGTCTGCGCGTAGGTCTTCCAACCCGCATGGCCGCGCTGGGCCAGACGGTCGGAATCCGACGGCTTCGGATTGACAACCATTACCTTGACGGGACTGACCATCTTCATCTTCCCGTTATTGTTCTTCTGCCCGTACCCGCGCAGTGCGACCGTACCCGCACAGTCCCGGGCGATATAAATAACGGGATATACGTCGGCGTTGGCTCCGGAGGTGGACAGCATCTCCGTGCCCGACCCGTCAAAAACGCCTCCTGCATCTTCCCACGGCTCACTCAAGTCTGTCAGTAGATACCGAACACCTTCCACCTCCCCGATCTCGTTAGGGTACGGTGTAACCTGTCCGTAATCGACCACATCCTTAAACCCTTCCATCTCCCGAACGTCGGACTCCAGGTCGGGGTGCACGACCCCGATAAACGCCGCGGGCACAGACACAGTGCCGTATGCCGGCGTGGAATTCAGGGCCTTTGTAATTTTCTTGGCCCGCTGCCGTTTCATCCCCCGGACAACCTTGCGCTGGAGAGATCTTGTCAGTGGCGTGTTCACTGCGGACCGAGTGGTCCCGTTGGCATAAAAGACATTCGTGCCGGCCTTCATTACCCCGAACCGGGTCCGTTCAATCATTTCCCCTGCCTGTTCCCCCAGGCGTTCTGTGGCAATTTTCAAGGTCGGATCTTCGTGTGTGTCCAACACCACGTCAGTCAGGGTGACGGAATCACCGTACTGCACAAGCGTGGCTGTTACGTCCTCAGCTTCCAGCTTTTTGGAAGACGGCGTAACGCCTTCGGTCAGGGCATTCGGAGTGGCGTCCAAGGCCTTGTATCGACGAAAATCAATGGATTTCGAGTTGCCCTGCGGGATGGTTTTCGCCTGAAGAAAAGGCTCAAACACCACATACGGCAGCCCCACGGCCAGAAAATCCTTGATTACATACGCGGCAGTACGAGGGGAAATGTCCCCGTAAGAGGTTGTTCCGGTAGGCATGATAAAAGCTCCTATTCAGCCAGCGCTGCGGCAAACGCCCCGGAAAAGTCGTCCGGTGCCGGCTCGGCTTTGGGCAGAGAGGCCCGCCTGGACGGGACCGCTCCTGCCGCTGCCGCTTTGGCGGACCGTTTCGGGTCGTGTTGCGCTGCTGGCTGCTGTGATTGTGTCTGTTTGTGATACGCGGACAAGAGCTGGCTCACCTCTGCGGGTGAGCCCTCTCGCTGTATCCGCATCCAGTTTTCAGCCTCGCCATATGGCAGAGACCGAATCCAGGTATCCACGCCCTGCAGGTATCCCTGCAGGTCCTGCTCTTTGCCCTGGCGGGCATAGAGTCTGCCGTCCGCGCCGATATCGGCCACGGCGGCCAGTTCCGGATGATTGCCCAAAAGGGCGGACCGCTTCTGCTCCACCAGCTGCTGCGCACGGTCCTGCTCAAAAGTCTGCTGCACCTGCTGTACCTGCTGCTGCAGCTGGTTTCTAGTGACCACGGAGTCGGCCTGGATGGCCGCCACTTCAGGACCGTAGTCAGCGAGGAGCTTGCGCAACGACTGGCCCACCTGCCCCTGGTCTGAGACCAGCTCGGCAAAATGAGGGTATTGCCGCTGAAACTCCTGCACCTCCTCCCGGATCTCTTCCGGGATCTGGGCCGCCTGCGGGGCAAAAGACTGAGGCTGACCAGACTGCGCCTGTTGGGGCTCCTGCTGTCCGCCGGCCATCTGTTCCAGCTGGGCCAGCCGCTGCTTGAGCTGGTCATTTTCCCGTCGGACCTGATCCAACCTGCCAAACATGGAGTCGTACCCGTGCGCCTTGGTCTTCAGCTGCTCGATATCGTCGTCCGGGGCCGCGGGTGCGGGCGGATCGTCGGCGGTATCGGACGGTGCCGGGTCGTCGCCTGTTTGGGGGTCAGGGTGGTCGGTCGGGTCGGCCTGGGCTGCTTCGCCTTCTGCCGGGTCGCCCTGTGCAGGATCGTCGGCCGGTTCGTCGGGTGTTTCCGGGGCCGCTTCTGCGGGCGGATCCTGATCACCGGGGTCCTCGTATCCCTTTAGCGCGTCGGCAAAGGCCGAGCCAAAATCGTCGTCCATCATCTCTTCGGGCATCATCCACTCCTTGCCGGGCGGGCAGAGCCGGGGCCGACATCACGTAAGGTTGTTCGAGGGAGCCGGGATATCCGGGCCTCTTCTTGAAATTTATGTGCGCTGCACCCGGCGCAGAATATCGCGGAGTTTGCGGACCGCGCCCTGATGCCGATGCATGGTGGCGTCATCTTCGGTGGTGACCATCATGTTTGTGATCTGGTCGATCTCGGTTTCCAGAAACGCGAGCCAGATCGCCGAACTCTCGGTATGGGCTACGGCCTTGAGCTGTTCCAGGGCGTGACGGCCTTTCGGTTTGGCGGTCATCATCACACCCTCTGGGCCTGCTGGGCCTGTAAAAATTCCTGGGCGCTCTGTCCGAGCATCTGCACCAGCGCCTGTTCCGGCTGGAGCCCTCTAGCCCGCATCTCGTTCATGGTCTCGGTGACCTGCTGCTTGGCAATCATGCCTGCCTGCTGGGCCATCTGCTGCTGCTGCTCGGCCTGGTGTTCTTCCTTGGTCTTGATCAGGTCCGTGGCGGCCACATCCATGGCCTTGAACAGCTCGCGAAGCAGCTTGTCGTCCCGGCTCCAGCCCTGAAAGCGAGGGGAGTCCGTGACCTGGGCCGCCTGCATCAGCTGCTGGGCCCGGATCTCCCGCGCCATCAGGGCTGTGGAACCACGGGCCACGACCTCGAAGTCTCCGGCCGTTTCAGGCTGGGGATTGAAGTTCATATTCCAGTGGTACAGTGCCTCGATAAAAGGCGCGGTGATGAAGTCGTCAAAATCTTTGACCAGATCCTTGAGGTTCACGTTCACTGCGCCCATGAGCATGGACAACCCCGAGGCAGTGCCGCCGGCGCCCTTGGTGGGATTGTCGCCCTGCATGAACCGGGGGGCGGTGACCTCGTCCACAAAATTCTGGAAAAAACCGGTCATGGCCACCCCGTCCTGGATAAACGCGGGGATGGTCCATATCTGCAAAGCCTTCTGGATGTCTTCGGCGGACTCGAACAGAAACGCCTTGTTGGCGTGGATGTCCCGGGGGTCTTCGGTGGGGTCCATGGCTGCGGCGTTCACGCCGAACATGGGGCCGGAGATGGAGTAGGAATCCACCATCTTGCGTATGGAGGCGTTGAACCCCTTGGCCGGGTCCCGCATATCGGCCGGGATGCCTTCGCCCCAGATCGAGGTTTCGTCCCGGTCGTAATTCCAGAAATAAAAATAGGACCGCACGCCCTCGATGGGATTCAGCACGCACTTCACGCACTTGTCGCCGAGCAGCCAGATATTGGCGAAATATTCATCCACATTCTCATCAGGCAGATCCATGCCCGCCTTGACCAGGTCCCGGGCGGACACCATGCCCCATCGCTCATGCAGGCGATATCGGCGGTCCAGGGTCCGAGGAGCTTCGTCCGCGCCGATGGAGCGCAGAGATTGTTCATGGTTCTCCATGGTGGCGTCGCCGTCGGGATGGTCGCGCAGGTATTCGCGCACCAGGTCCTCGTCGAACATCTGTTCCTGCACGCACACGTCCAGTACTTCGGCTTTGGTCTGCAGGTGGTCGTGCCAGATATACCGGCAGTTCCGTACTTCCGTGGCTTCGGGTTCCGGATACACGTCCCAGATCGGCACGAACTCAAAATACGGCTGCAGGTCGCCCTTCACTTCCTGGAGCCGGAACTGACCAGTGGCCGGGTCAGGCACCCACGCCTGTCGTCTGGCCCGCGTCACCAGGGGGCCCTTGAGGATGCCGGTTCCATACACCAGTCCGGACTTGATGACCTTCTTGATCTCCTGCCGGTACCCGGTCTTCTGAGGGGTTTCGGCCAGCTGATCCTCGATGGTCTTCCCCATGGCTTCAGCCGCTTTAGTGACGGTCTCGCGCACGTACTGCTGCGTTTCCATGGGTCCGGGCGGCTGACCGGTCTGGGCTATGAACTGCTGGGCAAACATGGCCACCTGTTCCGGCGGCAGCTCCGGGTCGGGCGTGGGCTGGATCCCCCAGTTCTTTTCCCCGTTGGCCGGGAACAGCAGATCCATCAGTCGTGCCAGAACAGTCTTGACCTTTTGCTTGGTGAGCCGGATATACAGGCGTGAACCGCCGGATTTTTCCAGTCGGGCCAGCGTGGCTTCGTCATACTGGCCGCGGTAATCGCGCAGGTCGTCCAGCCAGCGCTGCTCGTGATTGCGCCTGGCGTTACGAGCGGTTTCAAACTCCGCCGCAAAAAGACGGCCGATGTTCTGTACGGTGTCACTCATGGGTATCCGGATTCCAGTGCTTGTATGTAACTGCCGAGCAGCGTGGTGTTGTGTCGGTCAAGACAGATTCCGCCGTCATCACGTTCCAGGATGGTCAGTGTCGGTTTTGGCGGCTTGACCATCATCGTGGGTGTGCAACTGGTGAGAAAAATGACCGCGAAACCAGCCAGAAGGATTTTCCGCCAGCTTATCGGCTTCCCGCTGCTGCGCCGCCGCTTTTGCCCGGGCCATGAATGTGCGCGCCAGGCGTGTGATGAATGCGAGAACATCAAGGCACTTACCGATCATCGGCGTTCTTGTTTTTGCCAAGGTTGCCGGCCAGAACATTCAGGACGGTCAGCAAGGCATCCAGAATCTTATTATCCACAGTGGTAGGCGTGATGGCCGTGATGGCAGTACAGGCCGTCACCACTCCTGTGACGGCGACGATCCATGCCTGAAATTCCTGAGACGCGAGAAAATTGAAAAATGTTTCCATGAAAACCTCAGCCGAACCGCAGTGCGGTGGCTATTCTGACTGCCCGTTCCCCGACCTGGCGGGCGTATTTGGAATCGAGGCATTGCCGGGCTGCCTCGGGCCAGTCGTCGCTGTTGATGGCCGCGATCATCTTTCGAAACCCGGACAGGCGTGTCCGGCCAAGATTGAAGGCCATGTTGACCAGGGCCCTCTGCCGGGGCTCGGTCCACCGGTCCAGACACTGAGGGGCGAAAAGCGCCTCGAGGTCGGTAATGGCGTCGCTGATGTCCAGGCGGAGCAGTCGGCCGGCTTCAATGAGGGAAACCTCTTTCAGGTCCCGCTCGTGCGGACGAAGCTTGTGCCCCACGCCGATGGTGGGATGTCCTTCGGAGCATGGGTATTTCCGCAACCTCAGCCCCTCATCGCGGATCAAATTCTCTTCAAGCCTGGTCCAGTTCACGACAGAATCTCCCCAAGCAAAACTGACAGTAGTTTGGTCCCCAGAGTAGACAACACAGCAGATGCGCCGACTATGATCCAGAGCCGTTTTTCAATGGCGGACATCCGAAGCGACAGCGCGTCATAACACTGCTCGACCTTGGTAAGCCGCTCTTCCCGAACACGACACCGCTCAGAAACCTGGCTGTACAACCCTTGCAGACCCGTCTCAATGCGGGCGGTTCGCTCCCGTATGTCGCTTATCCCGTCCCATATCCGCGACTCATTTGGCATTAACTCAACTCCGCTATTGTTTCGTGTCTTTACCATCTCAACACAGTGCACAGCATACCAGATGGACACGCGATATTGAAGCCTGCCTTTGTCTTGTTTTGGTGTTGTTTTGGGTTTTTTTGGGTTTGCAGAGGGGTGGGAAGAAAAGAGGGGGGTGACGGGCAGGTTTTGGACACAAAAAAAGCCCCGTTTGACGGGGCTTTTGTGCCTTCCTGGCAGGGAAGGACTTGATGGGGATATGGAACAAAACGGTTTACAGCGTCAGAAATCCAGGCGCTCAAAAAGCGGGGCAAAAACAAACGCGCTCAACGGCGAAGCGCAGGCAATCCCGGCCGTCACCCGGGCACCGACCTCGGCCCACGCTTCAGGCAGGGTCAAAAACAACACCGGGATGACCACCATCCATCCGGGCAGCAGAATAATGGGCAGTTCCGCCAGCAAAAACTTGAGGGCACGCAGCAGGTAGTACACGAGAGCCTCCTTGGTTTAGGAGGAGTGTACCAGATCCTGGAACCGTCCGGCAAGCACGTTCTGCAACACGTACCCCTCCAGAAACCAGATTTTGTCTTCAACCTTTTTCATGGCGAGATTCACGCCCATGTCATGATCATAATTGGCCGGATCCACACAGGAAGAGGATTCCGTGAGTGTGAAGCCGGTGGGCATCACCAACTGCACCAGCGTGGTTTTTTCGCCGACCTTGAAGTGGTTGATCTCGCAACTTCGAATAATCGCGTCGATGTCTTCCTTGGTGATGGATGTTTTCTGTTGATCAGACATATTTTTTCTCCATGATTTTTACGACCTCATGAACACGCAGTTCCACCATAAACAACAGAAAAACCAAAAAAACAAAGGACTCCCAGGAAAACGGCTCAAACCCGCTTAGGTGGGATGCGACTCCGCCCGCCACCCCAACGCCGTATTGTTTTACGTAGCTCAGAAATTTTTTCATATATCCTCATGAAGTTTACAACACCGCCCTTCCTGCCATTTAATCACCAGCGATGTCGATGTTATGTATGAATTGGACTCCCGTGATACCGGGAGCCCTTCTTCTTTGATCAGGCGAAGCACCTCGTTTTTGCTGCGCCGCATGAAACGGGCGATCTCACGGGAACCGCGCAGGATCTGCGGGGTGTCGGTCATTGCGTCACCCCGAGATCCAGGCTGGAATGAATGGCCTGTATCTCCACCAGCTTTTTCACAATCCGCTGTGCTGTGCCGGGATCGCATTCGGTGATGGCGTCCAGCACTGTGCGCTGAAAGTCTTCCACTTTTTTCAGGCCCACGACCCGCTCCCGCATGGTGAAGTAAAATTCAAGCTGATTCCGCAGCTCCTTGAGCATGGTGGTGTACATGGTCACAAAGTTCTTTTGCCCGGAAAGACGACGCAGGCGCCGCAATGCCTCGTAACTCTCCTTGTCCTCCCCGTGCAGGGCAAGCTCCACCAGGTCCATGGTCCGCCGGGACTGCGCCACCAGAACGCCAAGGTCGTCCACCTCTCTGATCTCGACAGCCGCCTTCACCAGGGCGTCGGTCCGCATCATGGCAAACGACCCGGCCATCTCTTTTTCCAGCTTCTTTTTGTGCCGGGAGATCGTGGAATTCCCCACCCCGAAGTAGGCCGCGCACTCCTCCCCGGTCTTGCCTTCCCTGATCATCTTCAAAAGTTGTACGTCGTCGATCTTGCCCATGCTTTCCCTCTTAAAATTCAGCCCCTTAGCAGATGTCTATGAAACAAACTTCGCAGACATCAATACCCTGCGTATGTGTCCGCCTTTAATGTCCCGCCCCTGGTCGGCTCCTGGGGCAGCTGCTTCAAATCCAGTCCGGCAACGGCCGTGAGCAGCGCTGTGACTGCCGGGTGGTCATCGTATCGCAGCGCGTCGATATCTGCCGGCAGGCCGGACAGAGCCGCGGCAATACGCTGATGCTCCCCGAAAAACAGCGTCTTGCTGCTGCTGACTCGGCGCCGCACCAGCTGCAGGTATCCGGCCATTCCCCGGGATCCCTCGTCCGGCGGCGGCAGCACCCGAAGCCTGGGCCGCTTCAGCAGGAGTTGCGCTTTGTTAAAGGCCACCAGTTCCAGCTTGGGGAAGGTCTGCATCCCGTACCAGGACACGACTTTGTTCGTTTGCCCCTGGTCAGCCATGCTTTCAAAAAGCAGGTACGGGTCCATCACCGGTTCCCCGAGATACGAATCCCCTTCCGCCAGCACATGTAAGTCATGGCTCCCGTACTCGTTCAGGTCCCGGTCCTCCCCGAGCACGCAAAACCACCCCGGGTTGCCGTGAGACGGCCACCCGATCCCCCCGGCGATCCGGGAGTAGGTGCGCGTGCCGTCGGTGTACTGAGGGGCTGTGCGCCATGGGGAGTGCAGGGGCTTCATGTGAAAATCCTTTGCAGCACCAGAAACAGGTGCCAAAATTTTTTCCAATAACCTTTCCATTTCTTCCATGTCGGTCATGATAAGTCCCCTTCTCCGAAATATGAATTCACCATGGCCGATCTGGCCAGTACCGCGTAGTTGAAGGCGTGGCGGTAATGGTCTGCGCCCAGCTTCACGTACACGTATCGCTTGCTGCCGTCCTCTTTCTCTTCGAGCTTTTTAGCCACATTATGGCAGTGCTCGGCGAATTCACGCACGGCGTCGCAGTCCTTGGGCAGCCCCATCAGCCCCTTCAGAAGCAGCCGGTGGGATTCGTCCATGGACTCGGTTCGGTTGGACGACACAACCATCTTGCCTTCGTTCCAGGCCGCGCCGTCCCTGGCGTGCTCGTTGTAATAGTTCACGAACACCTTTCCCGGGAACCGGTCTGCAAATGCCCGGGCATTGCGACGTTCCGGCATGGCATCCACTACGGCCCGTAGGATATTGAACTGATCCATGAGCCGATCCAGTTCATCCCACTCCTTCAGTTCGGCCACATACACCACCCTGTCGGGATGCAGCCGGCCAATCACCACATGCAGTCCTTTTCCCTGGTCAACCCCCATCCAGCACGGCCCCGGATCGCTGGACGAAATTCCTGCCGTGCCGCACAGCTTCAAAATCTCCTCGATGGAAAGCCGGTTCTCGGCCTCGACATACGGCAGGCCCAGCTTGTAGTTCATCACGCCTGCTCGGTTTGGGTCGTTCCGAAATGCGTGCAGGATCTCGGCCGGGGTCACGTACTGGCTGAACAGCTGGGTGTAGCAGTACCCTCGCCGCTCGGTCACGCTGGGCCGTTTGGCCACCCACTCTCCAACGGCAGGATTGAGTTCCGCATCCCGGCAATGGGTACACAGCAGGGTCACGCGGCCGTCCGACCATTCCGCCAGACACCCGATATCGTCGTCAGACACGGTGTCCGACAGGCAGGTGAACTTGCCGCATTTGGGGCACTTCAGCATCCAGTGCTGCTCGTCTGTCTGCTGTATCAGCTTGTGTATGCCGCGGTCGGGCAAAAGCGGGTTGCTCAGGTAGTGCTGCCACTTGTAATCTGAGTGGGCCATACGTTCCCGGGCAACTGTTTCAATGCCTTTCGGGAAGAGGTCAAATTCGTCGAACGTCATGAAGTCAACAGGGTCAGACCTCAATCCTTCCGTGGACTGGGTGCCGCGAAAGTAGAAGTTCTTCCCCTTAATCCGCTTCAGACTCACGCTGTCCGTGTCCTGAATGTATTTGCCGATGGTTTCCGGATTACGCTCGACAAACGGCGAAATACGAGACTTGGAGAAATCGCCGGAACCGGTCTTGGACGGAAACAGGTACATCAGCCCGACAAACGGCATGTATAGCCCGGCCCAGAACTTACGCAGAAACGCGCGGGTGGAGTTGCCGGTCTGCGTGCACTTCATCTCTACCTGGAACGGATGATTGTCGGCATACGGCTTTTCCATGAACTCGTGCTTGCGAAAACTGAACCGCCCCCGGTCCAGCTGGATGCCGGCCTGGATTGCCCACTCTCCAACCCCGCCAGGGGCCTGCTCCTGCACAGGCACCTTGGACTGCACTTTGTTCAGGAAGTCGGAGAACAGATCCCCTTTCGTTTTCGCCATTGCCTGTCGCCTCGATTGTTTTTTTACGACCGTCGCCCACAGCCCTGGGCCGCTGCCTTCTCTCTTTCGCCTCAACTTTGGGGACTATACCGGAACACGGTTCCGGCTGTCCAGTAAAAGACGGGAGGTTTGAACAAAAAACGAGGAAAAACTTTCCCTTCCCTCGGTACGGGAACCGGTTCAGGCAAAAATTTCCAGCTATATTTTTTGGAATTCTACGACCAATCTCGAATGGGTTTGGCAAAAACGACCTGCTCGTGAGACTGCGCACAGATACTACAGGAAGGCGATCGATCGCGGACCACCCGCGGGGGGTGGGGGGGGGTAGGGTGCGGGGGGGGTGCCTGGTGGAAGCCCCCTCCTGCTGTCATGCTTTGGCTGCTCTCCAGACGGTCTGGCGGCTGACGCCCAGGCTCTTGGCGATGGCTGTGTGCGTCTCGCCTGCTGCTGCTCGGTCCTTGACCTCCTGGAGCTGCTCCGAAGAAAGCGACGGAGTGCGGCCGAACCTGGTGCCCTTGGCCTTGGCCGCCTTGATCCCCTCGGCCTGCCGCTCTTTGATCAGCGATCTTTCGAACTCGGCGAAAGCCCCGAGCACCTGAAACAGCAGTTTGTCCATGGCTGCGCCAGCTCCGTCAGGGGAAAAGGTCAGCCCCTCTTTGATAAACCGGACCGTCACGCCCCGGGCCGTGAGGTCCTGAACTATGGCCTGCAGGTCCTGGAGACTTCTGGCCGCCCGATCGATCGAGTGTACAACCCAGGTGTCTCCGGACCGCAAATACCCAAGGCATTCTTGCAGCCCTGGGCGCTTTGCATCTTTACCGCTGGCTTTATCCGAAAAAACCCGGTCCGGAGACACCTGCGCTAATGATTCTTCCTGTCTGTCCAAGTGCTGGTCCACTGAACTGACCCTGATGTAGCCAATCGTCTGTCCTGCCATCTCAAAACCTCCTTTTGTTTGTCCGAAATGTCTAGACTTATCGTAGCACCCTGTTTCAAAAGAAGCAACAGGCGTTTAGAAACAAGCAACGACGGCGGGGTGATCGTCGTTTCAAAAGTCTTACTTTTTGGACACCTTCTTTTCCCCGCCAACGAAACCGGCTCTGGATCCACCTCGACTTCGGCCTGATCTTCTCTTTGCCGCCGAGAAAAGGATCAGGCGCCCAGAAACAACAAAAGCCGGGATCGCTCCCGGCTCTGTCACCATCCCGAACCTCACCAGCCCGGGCAACCTCCCGTTTTTATTCCCTCACTCCCTCACTTCTCCCTCTCCCCTTCCGAGTTTCTCCCTCATTCCCGGCATTTTTCCCCTCTTCATCCCGTTTTTACTGGCTTTCGCCCGGGATTCAGAAAGCGATCGAATTTTTGATCTTACCTCCGCTCTGGGCCCGGTATTCGTCCAAGCTGATGGTCTCGACCTGTCGAACAGATTGACTACTGGTGGCCTGTTCCATTTTTGCAGCGACATTTTCAAATTTTAAAGCCCCGTTTTCCCGGCGCTTAGCTAATCCCCCCAAAGATAAAATCTGCGGGGACCAAAAAGAATCCTGCCTGGCCCACAGAAGTACGGGACGAATCTCGGTCTCCCAATCATATTTCCATTTCTCCGCCAACGATTCCAGGGCTCGAGCCCCGGCGAGAATGTGACTCCGTCCGTATGACCTGGTTTTTGATGGATGACGCTTTTTCGAATCCTCGACCCACCGGGCGGATAAATCCATCCATTTTTCTGCCGGGAGAGATTCTTTTCTTTTTTTACTCTTATAAGACTCTCTCCCGGATTTTTGCTCAGAAAGGACGCTCGAAGGACACTCCATACCTTTTTGGTTCTGTTTTTCCTCTGTCATTCCAGGCCCTTCCGGCGCTTCAGGAGGGACACAGAAAGGACGTTGAGCAGCCGAAAAAGCAGCCGGGGCGGGGCCGGTTTCAAGAGAAGGGACACTCGAAGGACAAAAAGAGGGACAAAAAGAAGGACAATTTCCGTCTTTGTCGGGCCGATTATCGTCAATAAACCCAGAGACATAAGATGTGTCTGGGTGGGACAAATTTTGGGACAAACTTTGGGACACAAAAGGGACAAAAGCGCCACTCCCGAGAGAGACCTGACCCCGCCCCGAGGGACGGATCATCCCCTCCTTTTTTAGGCTTTTGAGTGCGTATTTTGCACGCCGTAGAGTCTCGTCGAGAGCAGCTGCCAGGGCTGTCGGCGAAGCGTCTGCAATGCCGTTTTCATCGACGCGAGAGAGTAGCCAGCAGTACGCCTGCAGCTGCAGCGGTCTGCCGAGCAGCCGCAGAAAATTAGACTTAATCATAGAGTCCCGCTTTTTTTTGTCTGGAAATAGGAATACAGTTCCTATCATCGGCCCCGAAAATACGCAATTTACAATTTCAGCGGCGACTCCGGCCGGACGCCGATCCACGCCAGCGCTTGCCTTTCGTACGGGCAGGACTGCAGCTCGGCCGCCGCTTTTCCTTTTGCCGCGGACGGAACCTTGTTCCGGACCGGCAAACCCCAGTACACCCAGCCAAAACAAGTCCCCTGGCTCCCCAGGCACCGAATATCCCGACAAATTTCACATGGCTTTTGCTTTTTCGTTCGCATAGTTAGCACCTTTTATCATTTTTTTATTAAAAAAGTGTTGACAAAGTGTTGATAGGCTGTATTGTAAAGGCAAGTTGATCGAGACAAACCCCGCGGGGCGGGACGGCGAGGCAAGGTGAGATGATCATCCAATACGCGCCAAATTACTCCAAAGAATGGGCGGACAGCAACCCCGCGGTCCGCAGATACGAGGAGGATCAACTATGGAATTCATCGTAAAATTTAGATGCAACGGCGACGTGTTTGCCGATATGCCACGGACGGAAGTCGCCAGAATCTTGGATGATCTGGCCAACAAAATCAGGGATGGGTACGCATGGAACGGAATACTCCGAGACTACAATGGCGACATTGTCGGTGAATATAAAATCACCGAAGACGACGATTAAAAATACAGGGGCTCCGGCCCCTTCTTCCAAACAATAAGCAGGCCCTGATTCCCGGGGCCCGAGATAAGAGGAGGAAACACCATGGCAGCACAGAAATTTTTTGCAGCAATCGGCAACGAAACAGGCGCAACCATCTATGGTATCGGCCAGACCGAAGAAGCGGCCGTCGAAGACGCTCTGGATGGGGCAGGGTACCAGGATATGGAAAGCCTCCTGGAAGACGGCAACTCCGGCTTTACAGCTAAACCAATGGCCGAGAGATACTATTATCACGTCAAAGAATTTGGGTTCGACGGCATGTCTGACATCTGGACAGAAAGAAATGGACTGGTGGATTTTGACCGGAGTGACCTGGTAGATTATATTGAAAAGATAATCGAAAACACCGCCCCTGCCGAACTTTTTGGCATGCTCGAGAACGGCAGCGGCGCTGAGTTCACCAACCGACTTATTCCCGGGGACGAAAACTTTGAATACCCGGAATGGTCAGAAGACGCCGAAATCGACGGAGTGCCGGTCAAGGTGGCTTACCGCACCACCCCTGAAGATCAGGCATTGGTCGACGAAACCGGCGACTGGGGTGATATTAACTGGAGCATGCGGCTGGAATCGGTGATTGTTGATTGTGACCAGATTGACGATTAAATTCCGGCCCCAAACCAGCCCCGAACTATCGGGGCTGGGAATGGAATCGGAATTTTAACCCAAACCAGGAGGACAGCATGACCTCACAGAAAGCTCTTACCGCAATTCGCGTTGCAGGAAATCTTTATGATGTAGATTACAACGATGGCACTTGTGACAACGCAAAAACATGGGCAGGCGTTATGAGTTCCGCCAAAATGTTTAATTACAAAACTATCCGCATCATCCACCGACACCGCCCGGAAGGGGAACCCGAAGAAGAGCTGGTCAACGTCAGCGATTATTCCTGATTTCAATAACCGCCCTTCGGGGCGGCAATGAAGGCAGGAACTTTAACCTCGAACCTTGGAGGGTTTATGAATTTGCAAAAACAAAAAAGCACAAAAGACCAAGGTCGTTATTGGTTTTTTCATAAAAACCTGGAAATCCTTGTGGGCTGGGAATGGAATTATCACAACCATCCCATTTATATCATAAAATCTTACTATCTCAGCATTGAGGACAGAGTAAACGACAGCCTTCTCTTCTCCAATCTTCAGCTGGAATATCAGGATATGACCCGTGATGCTGTCATTGCCAAATGTGCTGAATTTGGCGTCACAATTCCTGATTACGTTTTAGAAGAAATGGCAAAAGAAAACGATCTGGTTGAAAAATACCCGAACACAGAAAACTAAAGGAGCCCCCACATGCCCACCGCTTCGTTCTCCGCCCCGGCGGAAACCCTCAAAACACTCGACACCCGCTCCGCCCGGTCCGGCCGAAAGAGGTCGGCCCAGATCCAGAACGATTTGGGCCTGCTCTGGTCTCTGCTTGATGGCGCAGAGACCGACGCCATGGACCGGCTCACCGCCGACCAGGTGGCCACGATCCTGTCTATAAAAGGGCAGCTGAAAAGCTTTGATCCCAGCAGCTTTCTTGCCGCCAGTAACGCGGCAAACGAATTGGTGCAGCTGGTGCGGCGCAAAGACGAAGACCTGGGTGACCTGCTTGACGAAGAGATGCCGTTTCTCTGTGTCGTCGCCCTGAGAGACTGGGTTGAACAATCTAACCTCGGGGAAAAAAGTAGCCACCACCTTTAACCTTACACAACAAAGCCGGTCACCACCCCCTTCCGGGTGATGACCGGCCCCTCTCTCAATCCGACCACCCCTTATATCTCCTTCGCCTCAGCGCCTCCTCCCCGTTCCGCTTCCACTCCCGCCGCATAAACCTCGCCATTTGATTTTTAAACCACTTTCGAACCTTTCCCTTTGCACACCCTCCGCCTACCTGCTCTCTGCACAGAGCCATAGCTCCCCCTTCAGTCTACAAACCCCCACCCCTGCGTTTCCTCCCATTCCCTCGCCGTCTTTTCCACGCGGTCAGCCAGGAGCAAAAGGTCGTCCTGTGTCCGAGTCGGATGTTCCGCCCACTCGTGCCATGCATAGGCGTCCAGCGCTGTCTCGCTCTCATGGCCGGCATACGGTCCCGGCACCCAGCCCGGCCACGGGTTCAGGCGCACGCAAAACCCATGCCGATGCTCCACCGCGTTTTTTTCGTCCGGATACCGCACGTCGTCTACAAACAGACACGTGGTGTCGTCCGGCAGCTCCTGGAGCAGGGCCGCCCATCTTCCGACCCAGTACCCGGGGTGCTCGCGTCTCCTTTTCTGCCCGTGCCACTGCAGGATCTCCCGGACCTGCATACAGCCGCCAGGGAGGTCCGGGTGCAGAAGGTGTTTCAGCTTGCCCTCCTGGGAGTAACACAACGCCAGGTCAAAGTTGTATCGCTCTGCGCATTCCCGCTTGAGCGCGTCCCCGAACGCCAGGCGCGCACAGCCTTTGCCCAGCCGCTCCATCAGTAGTTTTGTCAGCTCGGTTTTGCCGGTGCCTATCTTGCCGGATATTCCTATGATCAACATGCGTGCCCCCCTGGCTCAATACCCATTTCCGTTTTCCTCCATCCGCTCCTCAAACCTCAAAAACCGCCGGAGAAAATTCAGTTTCACCCCCCCGCAACTGTTACTCCGCCCTTTCGCCACGTCCAGGTCCACCTGGGCCACGTCCCCGCCGACTCCGGCGGACATGCCAGACAAAAACAGCACGATATCCGCATCCTGTTCGACAGATCCTGACTCCCGCAGATGGGACAGCATCGGTTTTGCGGATTTCTCGGCCTCCCGGTTGAGCTGGGCCAGCAGCAGGACCGGCACGTCCAGCTCCAACGCCATCTCTTTGATGGACCGGGACGCCTCGGCCACCTCCTGCTCCCTACTGCCGCCCCTGCGGTCCGGCTTGATCAGCTGCAGATAGTCCAGGATGAGCATCTCCACCCCCATCTCCCGCTTCCAGCGCCGGGCCTGGCTGCGCATCTCAGTCACGGTCAGGCCGGTCCGGTCGTAGACCCGCCACGTCCGCTGCGACAGCTTGTCCATAAATCCCTGCATTGCCTCGATTTCTCCACCTCGAAACTGCCCGGTTCGAAATGCTTGCGCGTCCACATCGCAGGCCGCAGCGCAGAGCCGGGCCAGAAGCGCGTTTTTTGGCATCTCCAGCGAAAAAATCCCGATAGGATGATCCTGTACCAGAGAGTACATGCCCAGATTCAGGGCCATTGCTGTCTTGCCGCACCCGGGACGGGCTGCCAGAATAGTCACCTCCCCCGGGAAAAACCCCCCGGTGAGCCGGTTCAGCCCCTCGAACTGGGTCTGGATGCCCACTCCCACCTGCTCCTGGATCCGCTCCAGGTACTCCAGAAATCCGGCACAGACCTGGGGCGGGGCCTGCCCGGACTCGTCGAACCGGGTTTCGCACGCCGCGTCCGCCAGCCCCTGGGCCATGGCTGCGGCCTCCTCCAAGGGGTGCGCCAGGTCCTGGGCCGCATGGGCCATTTCGTACGAGCGCTGGATCAGCGTGCGCCGGACAGCGCAGTCAGTGACCAGTTCCGCGTAATCCGCAGCCCGGCCGGCCAGGGCCGAAGAGTCTGCCAGCTGTGTCAGGTAGCTCGGGTCCGCGTCGATCCCGGACCGGGTCAGCCGGTCCAGGACCGTGACCAGGTCACAGGCATGTCCCTGCTGGCGGGCCTCAAGCATTGCTGTCCATACCTGCTGGTGCCGCGGCTCGTAAAAATCGTCAGCGCGCAAGCGGACCGAATCGAGCACGTCCTGGGACCGGAACACCGCGCCCAGAACACCTTGTTCGGCCTGCAGGTTGTGCGGCGGCACCGCAGCCCCGCTCGGGACGCTGCCGGGTGTTTGCAGTCGGTCGTTGTTATTCGGCCGCACGGCTAAAAACCCGGTTCAGCGCCTGCAAGTAATTCAGCTCCTCGGCAAGACTGCCCACCCCTCTGCACAGCCGGTCCAGCTCGCCCGAATCGCGGAACAGCAGGTCCGCCCCGAGCCGGGCATCCAGTTCTGTCCGCACCGCCGCAGCCATCTCCCGGATCAGGGCCACCTGCCCCGGGAGTTCTTCCAGTGCCCGGTCCTGCTCTTGTATCAGCATGGAGCCTCCCCGCCGATCGGCAGCAGCCCGGCAATACGGGCCGCGGCCACCAGGTCGTCAAAAACCACCGGCACCAGCGCGGCGCACATATCCAACGCCTGAGCCATAAGCGCCTGCATCTGCGGGTGCGGTTTCCCCGTGGTGCCCAGCGCCCGCAGTGCAAAAATGTGCCGCCACTCCCGAAGGTTTGCGGTCAACGCAATTTCTGTAGCCAGAGCCAGCGGCAGCACCTCCCGGGCTTTCTGGGGCGAACTCCCGGCTTTGATCAATCGACGATACGCTTTTTCGGCCTCGACCATCTGCCAGGTCCAGATTGCCTGTTCTTCGGCCGACCATTCATCCCACCAGACAGGCTCGATAAAGCGCATCTCCCGGCCGGAAAAATTGACGTACCGGGTGGACTGCTCTGTCGGGGACGTATGCCTGTGCCGTAAAAGCTCCCGCCCCACGCCGATATTTGTCAAAAAATGCAGCGACATGGACACATGTTCCAAAACAGAGTCGTGCCCGAGCCGAACCAGCCGGTCTGTAAACTTTTTGGCCGATCCGTCCGTCATCTTGTCCTGGCTCAGATACGATGTCCGCCCCGCCTCCTCGATCCGCTCCAGCGGGATCGGCGGACACCATAAAACCGAAACTTTCTGGTGAACCACTTTCATTTCTGTTCTCCGCGTATTATATGGTTTACAAAAGCCCGATAGATACACAAAGGGCCCGGAACCCGGGCCCCAAAAGGAGGTTGTCATGGACCGATATCCTATCAGACTGCATACCGAGGGACGCGATGCCCGTGCCTGCAGTCCCGAGTCGGCCCCGCTCGCGGGAATCGGAAATTATTCATGTACACTATCTGTCACCCCGAACCGGGAAGACTGTGCAAAAAGGAGCAGATGCGCTTTAAGTCGTCTGGATACCGCGCCCCGACCGGTCCGCAGGTTGTGATATTGGCGGGCGGAAATCCCCAGCGCATCGGCCACTGCCTGGTGTGAGCCGTAGCGGTCCCGCAGGGCCGCGAAATCTATGTCAGTGATCGTTTTCATGCGGCCGATGATAGGAATATAGTTCCGGTGTTGTCCAGCAATTTTTTCCGGCAGACAGGGGAACCGGTTTCCCGTATGTCGACCGCAAGGAGGACCCATGCAAAACACATTCAAGGATTTAGAAAAAGAATATCTGTTATTGATACAAGAGATAGCAAAGCGCAAAAAAATCGGGCCAACAGAGTTGACCCGGAGGGCGTGGCCGCACCAGCGTGACGCAGCCAGGAAGTTCCGATTGCTGCTGAACGGGAAGACCACGTTGGCGTTTACAGAGGCGGCCATGCTGGCCGACGCCCTGTATCAGGATTTTGCTCAGCTCATTTTTGCTGCCCAGTCCCGGATACAGGACCGGCAGCGCACAGCGAGCCAGCCTGTAAAAACTCCGGATCAGGTGCATTGACCTGACCGGCGGAGCCCTGGGCGATCGTATGCCGGTCGTTCAGGCGCTCCGCAAGCATCTGTAGTCGAGCCCCCATGACACGCACGTCATACCCGTGATGCGCGCCCTGCAGCGCCTCTGCCATCTCCAACATCTCTGCAATTTCCATTTCTGGCATACTCCCCGTGTGGATATCCCCCCACACAATTCCTGCATATTCCTGAACTCGGACAGCCCATGACCAACAGGCCGTCCATCACCTCCCATGTCCGCGCCCTGATGCAGGCCCGGCACATCTCCATTCGCCGTCTTGCCGACCTGTCCCGGCTGGATACGACCACGATCCAGCGCGCCCGGGATCACCGTATCGAGACACTGTCTCTGCGCACGCTGGCCCGTATCGGCCAGGCCCTGCACGTGGACCCCAAGGATCTGTTCGACACAGACGTGATACCCTAATCTATTTCAATCAAGAGGAAAACCCTACCTTTTTGCAAGTGTCAAAGGTAGGGTTTTTTTGTGGTTCTCCCCGCATTTTTGCGCATAAAGCGGAACACAGTTCCTATTTTCCTTGACAAGACCGGAATAATATTCCTATTCTGTGGCCATCTTGACGGAGAGGGCAGCCTGGACAGGGAGACACACACCGTCCCCGCACGCACCCCCCGAAAGGAACCATTTCGCGCCTGGACCGTCCGGCGCACAACAAAAAGCGGCGGCTGGGCCTGTCGGAAGTAGAGACCCGCCAGGCTGAACGTTCTTTCATTTGCTGGAGCGGGCCCGCACCCAGGGCACGAGACACCCCTGTATGCGGTGCGGGCCCGTTTTTATCTGGCTCCGGAGGCTGACCGCCTGCCCGGAACCTCACTTATTATCAAAGGGAACAGACATGATGGAAGGTGAAGTGTTGTCCGCGTCCACCCTGCATGGTGGAGCAATGATTGAGGCTGTGGATATCGAACTGAACAATGTCCTGCAGAACATTCTTGACCCCAACACCGAGGCGGACAAGATGCGCAAGGTGGTTCTGGAGATCAAAATCAAACCCAACAAAGAACGCAATATCGGACAGGTCCTGTTTCAGGCGAAATCCCAGCTGGCTCCGGCCGAAGCGCTTGAGACCCAGATCCTGATCGACAAGGACCGGTCCGGTCGGGCTATGGCCAGCGAATTCAAGACGCAACAGGAAGAAATGGGCGGAGTACTGCCCATGCACGGAACAGGAGGTGCAAAATGATTAAGTCCGCAATGCAGTTTCTTTTGGAAAAGGCCAAACCGCAGCTTTATGACCTTGAGGGGCGCAGATATTCTGACAAACAGCTCCGGCCCATCAACGAACCTGAGCCGACAACCGTGGACGTCTGTTCGCTCCAGGGCCTGGTCTCGTATTTCAAGAATGGGCTCGACAGCGAACTCGGCTCCTGTCTTGCCAAAGATATCGGCCACGCCCCGTCCTTGTTTTTTCATGTTGAAGATTACCGGACCGTATCTTTGTGCACCCCCCTACATGGCCCGTTTCTGCAGCGATCCGTACTGCTCCGGGCGACAACCCTGAAAAACAACTTTCAGTTCGGCCAGTTTCAGGATTCCGAAAAGTTTGCCATCAACGTCCAGTCGGAATTCTGCCCATCCGAAAACCGGAGTAAGCTGCTGCAGATTGCTGGAAATGTAGAGGTTAACGCCTCTGTCGGGATTGCAGACGACGGCGTGAGCCAGCGAACCACGGCCAAGACCGGCATTGCCCGACGAGAGGAAGTCGTTCTGCCCAACCCGGTCACCCTGCAGCCGTACCGGACATTCCCGGAAATTAAACAGCCCGAATGTCAGTTTGTTTTTCGAATGCGCCAGGACCAGGACAGCAGGAACCCGGTGTCCTTTGCGCTGTTCGAGGCCGACGGCAACCGGTGGCAGATTGCGGCATCCCGCAGCATCGCGGAGTACCTGACAGACCACATCGAGACGGTTCCTGTTCTGCTGTAAGCCAAACGCCCCGGGACCACCTCCCGGGGCGGTACGGAGTATTGCGTATGAATCCAAACACATGGACAGAGGAAGAGCTTGAAATTCTGACCAGGGTCGCCCCGGCCGGGTCCAGGGCCGTAAGCGACGCCCTGGCAGAGGCCGGATATGACCGGGAGCCGCCCGGGGTACAGAAAAAGGCCGCGCGCATGGGGGTTCCGCTGGGCCGGAACCGGGACGAACCCTGCGACCCTCCGGAACAACGCGAAGAACAGTGGGCGCCAGGGAGGGGGGAGTGGGCGGATTTTGAGGTATCATCCCTTGGTCGCCTGCGACGCAGGGAGGCCACCGGAAAACTACCCGCCGGATATGTGCTGCTGCCCAACGTCAAGAGTTCCACCATTACCGGAGTGCGGTACACCGTGCCCGGCGCATCCAACCGGGTGATCGACCTGCTGGCCGAATACTGGCCGGACGAGGCTGTGGATGTTGACGGGAAGTGGCTCAGCTGGTGCCGGTCTCGAAACCGGTATGACAACGCCCGCCTGGACCACCGCGGCGCCAAGGTGCAGACCGTGGCTACGGAACCGAAAATCGACGATCCGGACTGGGTCAACCTGCTCGGGTTCAAAAACCTCCGGGTCCCGGACCCGGTATGGGGATTTTAGAAAATGGCAGACATGCACTTCGTTCTTGGTTTCTTGGCCGGCGCCGCGATTGCCGGTTTAACAATAGTCGCCCGCAGTCAGGACAACAGGGCCATGCGCGACGCCCTGATGAAAATCCGCTGGGCCTGCGCCGCCGAACTGGTGGCCAGCCCGCTGACCATTAAAATTCAGAATCTGGCTTCCATCGGGCTCGGCGATTATTTTCCCTTGTCCGAGCATGGGAGCCTTGATCAGACAGAGATATACAAAAAAACGGGTACGGCAAAAATATGAGCAGATACATAAAGGTCGGCGATTGGGTGTTTACCGTCCAAGGTGGGTGGGAAAGCGAGGACGTGCAGCATGGCCGCATATAACCGCCAGGCTTTGCCGTTGCTGTTCGTGGACTCCATTCGGTCGGCCACCCTGTCCGGCACGCCGAACGGGGATCAGGACCGGATTCTGGCGCGGCTGGATAAGTGGGTGGCTCGGTGTACCGCATTTATTCAGCCGAGCCGGCAGAACGAAAAAAACATGATCCGGATGCGCACGGCCATGGTGGCCGCCACTGCCAGGGCCGTGGAGCTGGTGCCCGGCCCGAAACAGCTGGCCATGTTTCTGACCGCCGGGCTGATCCTGGTGGAAGAGGCATGGAGACAGGCGCCCAGAGACCGGCGGATGCCGTGGTTGTATTTGCTGCACGCGCTGCGGGATATGTATCTGGTCATGGAACCGGACTGGGGCGACCCGACCGGCCCCGACCAGGTGACCGGGCAGGCCCTGGGCGAAGCTGTATGGAGGATGGCGCAATGAACAACGAACTCGTAGCCGACCATCTGGCCCGTCTGGATTTCGAGTCCCAGGTGGCTACCCGCAAACCGCGGGCCTTCAACAACCGACAGAAAAACGAGGCGGAAGCAGCAAAACGCCGAGCACAATACAGGCAGGAGCAGGAAGCATGGAAGAAAAGATAGCCCTGGCCCCGGTCCTGGTAAAACAGGAGGCCGCGCACGCCCGGCGGGTCCGGGAGCTGTTGCACGGGGCGATGGGGGAGGTGGAAGAATGAGCAGGCACACACCGGGGCCGTGGGAGTGCAATGAAGGCCCTTACGGAGGACTCTGGATCGTTGGAAGTAATAATGAGTCTATTGGGGTTATAGAAAAAGAAGAAGACGCACGTCTTATTGCAGCGGCTCCGGATATGCTGAAGGCGCTGGAAAACACATGCAGAAACGCTTTGGGTGTTGGTCTCTGTATGAAGGAAAGTTGTATAAATTGCAGGAACCGGGCCGCAATAGCAAAAGCTAAAGGAGAAAGTCATGAGTAAAGCTATTCTGGAAGATGTAAACGTTGGTGATTGGGTGTTTACTATTCGGAATGGGTGGACAAGGATTACAGAGTTAGTTGAAGGTTCATTCTATACTATAGAGTGCGTCGACAGGTATTCCGTCGAAGGCAAACGACTACGAGGGGATGCTTTCCCCTCTGCTTGGCCCAAAGGCCACCCGGACATCCCGCACTGGGCTCCACCCTGTCCAGAAGACGAAAAACCGAAGTTTGAGCCATTCGACAAAGTATTAGTGCGGGACGAGGACCGTGATTACTGGAAGGCGTCCCTGTTTTCGCATTACACCTCAGACAAGAATTATCCGTATAACAGCATTTCGGCGGCTTGGGCTCAGTGCATCACATTCGAAGGCAACGAGCACCTTGTAGGCACCAGAGGGAATGTTGAGTGACGAAATCACAATTCGAACTCATGGCCAAAAAAGAGAAAGAGATCGTCTGCGACATCTGCGGTTCCATCATGCTCCCCCTGTATGGGGGAGGATGGGACAACGACCGGATGGCCTGCACGAATCGGGAGTGCGGGGCAGAGATCGTGTTTCCGACCAGCACCCTTTTTGAAGAGGAAGAAAATCAATGAAGTGTTTTTTTCATAGCGCGGACCTGGACGGCCATTGCGCCGGGGCCATCGTCAAATATCATCACCCCGACTGCGAGATGATCGGGGTGAACTACGGAGACCGGCCGGACTTCAATAAACTCAGCGCGGCGGAACGGGTGTTTGTGGTCGATTTCTCATTTCCTGTGGACGACATGCTCCGGCTGCACCGGGAATGCCGTCTGACATGGATCGATCACCACAAGACCGCCATCGAGGACATGGACGGATTGGCTGACCAGATCGCCGGGATCAGGCGCCCGGACTTTGCCGGGTGCGAATTGACCTGGGTGTTCTGTTCCCCCCAGGGGATCAAAATTCCCAAGACCACACCCCCTGGCTGGTTCAGAACCCAGTGGCCACTCCTGCTCCCCCCGGCCATCCGCCTCCTGGGCCGGTATGATGTCTGGGATCACAGGGACCCCGAGTGTCTCCCGTTTCAGTATGCCATGCGGGTGCCGGAATCGTGGCCCGACGATGACAATATGGACCTCTGGGGAATGCTCTTTCAGTGCGAGGAGATGATTCCGCCCGCCTGGCTGTCCATGGGCGAGGGCATCCTGCGATACGAGATCAAACAGAACGCCATTGCCGCAAAGTCCGCGTTCCCCGTGGAGATCATGGGCAAAAAGGTCCTGTGCCTGAACCGCAGGGGAGCCGGAAGCAAGATTTTCGATTCAGTGGTCACCGGCAAAGACCATTACGACGCGGTGATGCTGTTCGGGTTCTCCCCCAAGCGAGGCTGGCAGTGCTCCATCTACGCCGTGGACGACTGCGACGTCTCCGAGATCGCCAGGGCCCACGGAGGAGGCGGCCACAAAGGAGCCGCAGGGTTTGCCGGGTTGCCGGTGGAAGTGCAGGAGGCTGTGGGGGTGAGGCTGGATAGGGCCAATGAATAACGTAATTTCTTTTTCCGGAGGCAAAGACTCCACGGCGATGGCTCTCCTTATGCTCGAAAAAGGAGAGCCAATCCATTCCCTGGTTGCATTTGATACGGGATGGGAATTTCCACAAATGTACGACCACTGGGAAAAATTTGAAGATTATACTGGCTTGAAAATCACAGTATTAAAACCAAAAAGACCGTTTACTTATTGGATGTTCGAGCGTGAAGTCGTTGCCAGAAAAGGGCCGCTAAAGGGCAAAGTTCACCGCATAGGCAATGGATGGCCCTCTCCTATGAGAAGATGGTGTACACGTCAAAAAGTTGGGGCCATAATTAAATATTGCAAAGGCATTGAAAGCCCAGTCTCTTGCATCGGTATTGCCGCAGACGAAGCACACCGGATAAAGTATCATCCAAAAAACTTGCGACGATACCCACTTGTCGAGTGGAATATTGACGAGCCTACCGCCCTTAACATTTGTCAGAAACACGGTTTCGACTGGGGGGGGCTGTATGGAATATTTAAAAGGGTTTCCTGTTTTTGTTGTCCCCTGCAACGACTCGGGGAATTGAAAAAGGTAAGAAAACATTTCCCTGACCTTTGGAGTAAAATGCTCGAATGGGATTCGGCAGGGCCGGAACATAATCGAGGTTTCAAGGATTATGTGACAGTTCATGATCTTGAAGCAAGATTTGCAGAAGAAGACAGACATCTTAAGCTTCCGATAGGAGAAATAAATGGCAGGATCGTTGAACAAGGTGATGTTGATCGGCAGGCTCGGGAAAGATCCCGAATTCAGGAATACGCAGGGTGGAAATTCCGTGGCAAATTTCACCATGGCCACGGATGAGTCCTATACTGACAAAAACCGTCAAAAAGTTGACGCTACAGAGTGGCACCGGGTTGTTGCCTGGGGCAAGCTGGCCGACCTGGTGGCCAACTACCTGCACAAGGGGTCCCTGGTCTACATCGAGGGGAAATTGCAGACCAGGAAGTGGCAGGACCAGCAGGGGCAGGACCGGTACACCACGGAGATTGTGGCGCGGATTATCCAGTTCCTGGAAAGCAAGACCCAGGCCGAGCAGCACAGACAGGGGCAGCAGGGCGGGACGGCTCCGGCTCCGGGATACGGAGGGCAGCAGGCGCCGCCGCAGCAGAACCAAAGCGGACACGGGAACAGGTATCCGCCGCAGGATGATCCCGGGGATGAGCCGTTTTGACGCTTACCTGAACTGAAAAGCCCGGCTCCGAAGTCTCGGGGCCGGGCTTTTTTTGGACGCTTCCCGTTTTTAAAAAAAACACCAAGATAATAAAAAAAACCTTGCAAAACCTTGCTTCACGCTGCTAACTGCGAAAAAAACAAAGGAGTTCTGCCATGGGAAAAATTATCGCAGTGGCCAATAATAAGGGCGGGGTGGGAAAATCCACGATTTCGGTGAACCTGGCGGCGGCGCTGGGGAGCGATAAGACGAACGTCCTGGTCGTGGATCTGGACCCGCAGTGTGACGCCTCCGACAACCTTGGGCCGGTCTATGAACAGAAGACCCTGTACGATCTGTTGCGACAGGAGTCTTCAATTTCGGCTGAGGACTGCATTACAACAACAGAGGAGCGCGGTGTTTCCCTTCTGCCCAATCATGTCGAATCCGCGTTTATCGAGGACGAACTATACCAGGACCTGCCCGGGAGCTACAGCCTGTTGCGGAACCTGCTTCGGGAATACGCCACGCAGAATTACGACTTCACCATCCTGGACACCCCGCCCAATATGGGCATCTATGTGACCATGGCCCTGCTCTGTGCGGACTTCGTTCTGGTCCCTGTGGTGGCCAGCTCCAAACGCTCCATCAAAGGACTGGGAAGGGCTGTGCAGTCCATTCGGGATGTCCGGGAAACCTCCAATCCGGACCTGCGCTTTCTGCGTATCGTGATCAGCCGGACGGACCGGCGAACCATTATCTCCAGGACCATCGTCAAACAGCTGTACGACCGGTTCGGGAAAGAGAATATCTGCAACGCATCCATTCCGACCAACACAGCCGTAGAGCAGGCCGAAAGCATGAACATGTCCATCCTGCGCCACTCCCCATCCTGTGCCGCGTCCACCAAGTTCAGAGCCCTGGCAAAAGAGATCCGAGAAATCACCCGGGAGAGATAACTATGGGGCTTCGCAAACTTCTCACGAAAGGCATGTCGGACACCGACGGCATCCTGAATGCGGCCTCGGATCAGGTCCGCTCCATCAATAAACCCCTATCTCCGCAGACGGAAAACACTAACGAACGGACTAACGAAAGGACTAACGAACCGAGTCACGAATCGAGTCACGAATCGACGAATCGAGTCACGAATCGAGTCACGAATCGAGACACGAAAGGACTAACGAAGGGACTGACGAAAGGACTAACGAAGGGACTGACGAAAGGACTAACGAAAGGACTGACGAAAGGACTAACGAAGGGACTATCTGGCGAACTTCGACACCTTACTGAAAAACAGCTGGCCGTGCTGTCGTATCTCTGTCTGGACGACACCCCTGAAATCCTGAATTACGACGACATCGTACATGGCGCAGGAATAAAAAAAGAAACAGTAAGAACGGTTATTTATCGGCTAAAAAAACTCGGCCATATCTCTTCGTCCTATTACGGAAAGGGACGCATGAAAGGGGTGAAGATCGTGGTGGCAAAAGACATCAGGGAAGAGGTGAAAGTGTCGAACGAACTAACGAAGGGACTCACGAACGGACTCACGAAGGGAGTCACGAATCGACGAAGGGAGTCACGAATCGACGAAGGGACTAACGAAGGGAGTTCACTAATAGGTACGCGCGTAAGAGATAGAAAGATAGATAAGAATCTATCTATCTTTTTTCCGCGCATGGGCGCGCGCGAGGCTTTGAAGCTCATGTACCCGCATCTGCGGCAGGCCGGTTTCGGGGAAACCCAGCTGGACCAGCTGGAAGCTATCTGGGAAGAATCCTGCAGAGACCCCGTGACCATGAAAACTTTTCTAGCTTACGCGGAATGGGAGCTCGAGAACTGCTGCATGACGGACAAGGAGGGGGCCCCGGTGGAGGACCCTGCGTCCTGGGTATTCAAAGCCCTGGAAAAAGGCAGCTATCGCCGCCCCAAGGGCTACCTGTCGCAGGAGGATCTGATCCGGCTCAACGAGGAGATCCGGGAGCAGACGATACGGGAGGAGGTGGAAAGACGGGTCGCAGACGCCCGAATTTCGCGCGAGAGTGCCGAAAAAACAGCCGCAGCAGCGTGGTGGGACACACTATCCGCGAATGAGCGAGAAAACGCGCTCAAGGGTGCTTACGGCGCGAATTCGGAAACCAAGGTGTTTGTCGCCTGGAATCGGGCCGGGAAACCTACAGCGCCAGGGGGTTCGGCCGCTTCTCCCGGACCGGACGGGCATGGTGCCTGATTTCGATCCGCTCGGGCAGCAGGTCTTCGGGGATGCCGAAGTCGATCAGGGACTGCCGCTGGTGGTCGGGCAGGCGGTCCACGCAGGAGATCAGTACTTTGCCGGGGTAGGACTTGTGGCAGGGCACTCCGTCCCGGCCAAGAAGCCCGCACAGGTCGATCAACCCCAGCCCGTGCTCGGACAGCCAGATCCGCAGCCGGTGCTCCCGGGGAAGCTGAGAAAGATCCTGCTCAAACCCGGGCAGTTTTCCAAGCCGCTGGGCTTTGGGAGAGATTTTTTTCATGACAAGGCCTCACAGATAAATTTGCAAAACGGATGCCATACTTTGACCCATAATTTTTAGCCCGTCAAGTTTTTGACGGTTTCGGAGAGGGTGGATAATATGAACAAACACTCCAAAGGGCCATGGAAAGCAGGACCTGCCCTTTCCGCCCCTGATGCCGGTGTCATCAAACGTGCCGATGGGAAAATCGTTGCCTATGTGCCTGACCCCGATGATCTCCCCGTCATCTCTGCCGCACCGGAAATGCTGCCCGCTTTGGGCAATATGTTGAATCGATGGGAAAGGGTGGGGGTGCAGGAAGAAGAACAGTGGGTTTATGATTACTTTCGAGAAATTGAAGCGAAGGCCAAGGGGGAAGATCAATGAGCGCACAACTTAATATCTGGCCGCTAAAGTGGCTGAACCCTGAAATACCGAAAAACGTCCGGGGAGGGATGTTTGACGAATGGTCCCGGGCGGTCATCAAGGAAGAGCAGGAGAAAATGTACGAACTCAGAAAAACTCTTCGGGTCCTGAATTTTCCTGGCCAATCCTGGGAAGAACAACTTTTTCCCGGCAAGTTCAGCATGTTCTTTAAACGACAATTCGAACCATACGGTGCTCGACCCGCTTTTTAAGCAGGAGCCAAAAGACAGCCCCGCCAGTATCTCCTGGCGGGGCTGTCTGCTGCTATTGCTTTCGATCCGCGTACACGTCTTTATACCACCTCACGGCCTGGTCCATCAGCTTCTTTCGGGCCGGGCTGAGTTGTCGCTTGTATTCCTCCATCTTCCGCCGCTTCACGCCCGGGGGCGTCCTTCTCGGATCTGCCATCCGAATGGACCGGTCCGCGCTCCGCCTGTTGCCTCCAAGATCACGATACTGCTTCCAGAACCGTTCCGCGCCTTTCAGGTCCCCGAACCGCAGGGATTGCTTGTACCAGTACAGGGCATTGCCTTTGCTGGTGGGCTTGCTGGCCCCGGTTTCCACCCCGTTTCGCCGAAGCCATTTGTACATATCCGCGCGAATATCCCAGTATGCGGATTCGCCCGGGTCCGTGGAATACATGAGCAGCCCCTCGATATCCCGGGCAAGCTGGCCAAAGACAGACCCGCCCCGCTTGGGCTTGCCTTCCAGCCAGTTGACCAGGCCGGACATGGAAAACGTCCGCGCCAGGTGCTCCACTTTATCCCGCACCGGTCGCGCTCTGAACGCGTCGGGGTACAACTGGTCGCCGGTCAACACCTCCATACCTGTCCTAGCAAAAGGCCTGGCTGACAGGATCAACTTATTGGGAGCGGATTTCAGGAACTCCTCCCATACATCCGCGCCATCCATGGTGTCCTTGTACAGCGCCTTTAGCGTGGAAACCGGGTTCTCCATCCCAAACCAGGACAAAGCATCTGTCAAAGCGCCCTGGAAGCGGATAGAGCGAATAGAACCATCGCCTCTCCTGCCAAGAATCAAGTGGACCTGATTCCTGCCGGTGCGGCTCAGTTCTTCCTCCTCATCCGGAAAGAACAGGTGATTCCAGAGCTGGACCGCCCCGTACAGCACGAACGCCTTCAGCGCCAGCCCTGCACCTTTTTTCCCTGCTTTCCAGCCTCCGATCTTGGCCAGCCGTCCCTGGTTCTCATTGGGCAGATTCCGCATCAGCCGGACATACCTGGGGAGGTTGATCTCCATCCAGGACCAGAACGGGATCATATGTCTCCTGATCCACATCCCGGCTTGAGACAGGTTTCCGTAATCCCCTACCAGCTCGCGCGCCAGGGTGGCCGCCTTGCGATTGGGGTCTTTGATGTCGTCAATCATCTCCGGGATGGATGCAGCATAATCTTTCAACGTTCCGGCTTGGACCTTTGCTTTAAAATGCCTGTACGCGGCCAGCCGCAGCACGTTTTCCCTCCAGGTGGTAAAATCCTTTACCGTACGCCAGTACCTGGACATCACCGAAGGTTTCCGGTCCCGGAACAAATCTTCCAGCAATCGGTCTTCCGACATCTGAGCGGTTACGTCCGGCACTTCCTGCACCGTCAACCCGGAGCCAATCACATCACGAGACAGGGCGTCGTGCAGCTCGTCGCGGGCCGCGCTTCCCAGTTCTTTGCCGTGGGTCCACTTCCAGAGATCCGAAGCCGCCTGGCGAACTTCCTTGAAGATGGCCGGGTCATAAGCCATCACGATATCAGCATCTCCGGAGGTGTTGTTCAGATTGTATTTCAGCACGCGAAACGGATTCAGCAAGGTCCATTGTTTCCAGCCGTTCAAAATTGCCCGGTCTGCCCGGCCAAGGGATGAGGTTTCCACCTGGGCCGGTTCATCCAACTGATTGGCCACCGGTTCCGGAATCACCCACAATTCCTTCTGGCCCCGCGCCCACATCTCCTTCACATCGCCCCGGCCGATCTCGATCTTTTCCCCCAGCAGCAGTTGCCGCATAATCTTCTCAGGGATGGTGGGAGCCTTGAACATGGGCGATTTCACCATGGGCGACCAGATCACATAGCCTTCAGGGACCAGGTCCTTCAGGGTCTTGAACTGTTTGCCAAGCGTGGTTTTGATCAGCTTTTCCCGGCTGGCAATCACCTTGAAGATCCCCCTGGCTGTTCCTGTCCCGGGATGGTCTCCCTGGGCCAGCCATCCAAGATAGGCAAACAGCTTCGGGTTCTGGATGTGCATTTCATCGGAACTCAGCCCGGCCTCCTCCATCTCCGGCCGCAGTTCGGAAATCTCTTCCAGCTCTCCGAGCACGTCTTCGAATTCAGGAGGAGCCACCAGCGTGTCGTCCTTGGCCATCTTTTCCAGCTTGGAAAAATACATGGCCATTTTCCCGGCATACGGATGGAGCGGGTCCGCCTTGGTCCCGATCTCATGCGGAAGCACCCCGGCCACCGCATAGAACTGTGCCCGGTTGGTCTTCTTGGCATCCCGCTTGAGCCGTTTGGATCTGTCCGTAACCTTGCGGATCTCTGCCAGGACCTCCGCCCGGAGCGCGTCGGCCCGCCCCTGCGACATAATGGTGAACTCGGCCTGCAGATAGTCGGTATTGTAGTCCAGGGCAGAACCTTTTCGTGCCGTCTTCCACCCCTTCCAGCGCACCCGGGCATCCTTGGACCCGGTGCCGGAATAATCGGTTGCGGCCATGTACTGCATCACCTGGTGATGAAAATACCGGGGGTCATCGAGGACATCCTTGGGCAGGACTTTATGCGCGACCATATCCTTGCGCAGTTCTTCCATGATCTCGTCCCGGGTCCGAAGCCGTTCGTTCACCAGCTCCGATGATCCGGCTTCAAAATGCTCCAGATCCTGGACCACCTGGTCCCGGGATTCGTACCCAAAGGGGATTTTGGTTTCATCCAGCAATCCGGAATCAATATCCTTGAGCATATCCGGCAGAATGACCCGCATGGAAAAGATCCGGTACTCCTCTTTGGAGAAATCCCCAAGGATCTCCCGCATCCGCTCGGCCGCCCATTCCTGAGACGTGGACGGAATGGCTTCTGCTTCCCGAAGAATGGAAATCACATTCCCGAACTTCTTGGGATCAAGATGCACAAAATGACGAAAGGCCACATGCTTTGCGTGCGTTGCCCAATCCTGGACCTTCTCCAGGAACCGCTTGGCCTTCACCCCCCGGTTCGCATCAATACGGGCCTGGACTTCCGGGAACAGGGAAGAGGACGCCGAGGTGGTGGTGTTGTTTTTGCTCCGACGGGAGTAGGCAGGGGCAATTTCCCCTTCCATCTCCCCGGACCGCATCACCGCCTGTCCCGCCTGATCAAGCAGGTCCCGAACTTCAGCCTCGGAGAACTCCACCTTGAATCCGGCCGCGTCCCCAACGGCCCGCAGAAACCGCCGGACAGCGGCCACGAACTTGTCGTACCACCTGGTGCCCTTGGCGTGATTGGCAAGCCATTCTTCAGTCAGCCCAAGGCGGCCCTTGTCTGTGCGCAGATCAAACACGCCATGGTACTGCCCTCCTTCCTCGGCCATCTTCCGGATCTCCCGGGTTTTGGCCATCCATATCTGGCGCAGCACCCGGTCGATATCTGTCGCGGCCTTTTTGGCCTTGCCGGTCAGCCCGCGGAACCGTGCCCGCATTTTTGCCAACCCGGCATGGGTCAGTTCGTGACCCAGCACGTTCTTGACCAGGTCGTCCCGGCTTTCAAGGTTGTCGGCCACCACATACACGGTCCCCTTCCAGAACACCCCGGGAGATCCTTCGGCATCATTGACCTTCATATCGTCCTGGATCGCGGCAGGAAGCTGATCAACCGAGCCTTTCACCTCGATCTCGATATCATCCGCCAGCATGGACCGGATAGCATCCACCACATCTTCAGCGTCCCGGGTGTCGATCCCGGCCCCGGGCACCGGTGTCTCCCTGAAGTATTTCGGTTCCGGTTCCGGCAGTGCCGATAAAATCTTTTCTGCCGGACTCTCTTCCTGGTAAAAGGCCCACCCTTTTTCCGTCCGGTTCCATTTTGCCCCGGCCCGCTTCAGGTCCTCTTTGTGCTTGTAGGTGTTTCCGGTCACCAGCCAGAAGGAACCCCGGTCGTTTTTGGCCTGATCCAAAGACAAGCCGAATGCCTTCAGGTCTGCGGGTGCCTGGTTTGCTTCTGCTTTGGGAGCGACCCGTTCCGGGGCGGACAGCCCCTCGATCCGGTTGAACAGCTCGTTGATATCGTTGGCCTGAATCTCCGCGTTGGCCGCGTACGCCATTTCTGCCCGCTGGTCCGGATTCTTGTATTTGTCCAGGATAACCACCTGAGTGGCCACCCTGGTTCCTGCCCGCTCAAAGGTTACCGGCGGAAGATCAAACATCCCCCGCAGCACAGCGTTCTGTGCATCTTCACTCTGGTGCCATGCCGTCAGCCGTCTGGCCATTGCCGGACCATCAGGCACAATGGCCACAATCCGCCCACCGTCTCGCAAATGCTTGAACGCTTTTGCCAGGTGTTCCATGGCCTGCTTGCCGCCTTTCCCAAAAGGCGGGTTCATGGCAATCCCGTCGAACTTGTTGTTCTGGCTCAGATCCTCAAACCGGGTACGGTCGATCCGGCCACGGGCCACCACGGAGAGCTGAGACGAGAGTTCCCCGGACGGTTCCACCATAATCGCCTGGACCGTGTCCGGGAAAAAACGGGCAATGGCGCCATGGCCGGCAGACGGTTCAAGAACCTTGTCCCCGGGCTTGAGGTTCAGCCATTCCACCATCTTGAACCCAAGAGGTTCGGGAGTGGCAAAATAGTCGATCCCTTCTTTGGATTTGTTTTTTGCTGTCCGTTTTTGTCTGCCGAAATAATACGACTTCGCCCGTTCAAACGGCGTGGCCTGCTGGGTTGTTCTGTCCGCTCCTTTGCCGCCCCGGCCCTGGTGGGTCCCGGGATCGTCGGAAATGGAGTTCAGATATCCTTCCCTGTACGCTGTCCGAAGGTCTCGCGCCAATCCGCCCAGCGCCAGATTTTCAGCTGTCCCGGCCCGTTCGTTGACCTTGGAACCGAACAAATGCCGTTCCAGCGGCAGTCCGGTTTTGGGATATTCAAACACGGCATCGGATTTCTGGCCAAGCCGATAAATCCGACCTTCGGACTGAATCGCGTCCGTGGGTTTGATGGGCAGATACAAGGAGAGCATGACCCGGGGGAATTTTCCCGTGGTGTCATGCAGAGATATCCCCTCCTTTCCTGCGTCGATCTGAACCACAAAAACTCTGGACCTGCCGGTATCGTCGTTGAAGTCGGCCACACCCTGCTCTCTGGTGGCCGTGGGGACCGTGCCGTTGAAAAAGACAGCCTGGTCACCAAACGCCCCGGCCATGGCCTCGGGCACATTCTGCAGAGACGACAGGTTCAAGCCTGCCAGATCCGGATGCTTGCGGGCCCAGGCATTAAATTCCCGCCGGAGTTCTTTTGCTTCGTCTCCAGAGACTTTGGCCGTAGCCATGATCCTGTCCAGGGAAAAGGGATGCTTGGCCACACCCTGGTTTCTGGAATGAAACACCACCACCTTGCGTCCCAGATCAAGATGTTTCCTGATCCGGTCCACTGCCGCTCGTACCTTGAGCGACTCCAAAAGCAAGGACGTGTAATGGTAGTCAAATGCCTTATATCTGGCCCCGGACAAGGTCGGGTACGTGTCATGGTCGGACATCGAATCGAGCCCGGCCTGAATCTTGGAGCCCAATTCGCTGGGGACGTCGATAAATTCCCGGGAATAATCCGCGTCCATATCCAGAACCCTGCCAGACAGGGCTCCGATGCTCTGCAGCCAGGAATTAAACTCCCGCTCCATCAGGGCCACATCCACGGAAGATTCCGGTTCCGTGAGCTTGTTGTACCGCATCCGGTACCCGAACCGGGACATCAGAAACTGCTGTTCCGGGTTTCCGGCATTGTACCCGGAGGTGTTGTCCGGTTGTTCTCTGCCCGTATTGAACAGGAACCCGTCGCCATACATGACGGATTTCCGGTACGCGAAGGGCGAGGCCGACAGGAACACGGCCCGGGAGTTGCGGAGTTCGTTGATTCGGGCCCGGACCCGGTCTCCAAGGTCCCCGGGGAGGGAATACGGATCTGTGACCTCAAGACCACGATTGGGATATTTGGCTCTCAGCTCTTCCTTGAATTCTTCAAGGACCCGGTTGATCCCGGGCCTGCCCGCAAACGAGAGGTCTTCAAACTGCTTCCAGGACAGGGTCTTGGAGCCGTCCTTGTTCTCAGACAGTTTGTGGGATTCATCGAAGACAAACAGGTCCCAGTCCCGGCTCTGCAGGGCGGTATTCTGCCCGAAATTGGCATAGGTGGTGACCACCACGCCTTCTCCCGCATCCTGGAGGGATTCCAGCTGGGTCATGGTCAGGCCGAGGTTTTCCCCGTCCTGAATCCAGTCTTTCACCTTTTTATCCGACGGGGTGACCACGATGATGTTGGTCCTGCCCTGGCGCTCCTGGCGCTTGATGATCCCCAGACCGGTATAGGTTTTCCCTGTCCCGGTGCCGTTGGTGAACAGTATGCCCCGGTTCGCCCTGGCGGACGGGTCCGGATGCTCAGGCTGTTTTCCAAAGAACCGGTTTTCCGCCTTGAGCACGTCCTGGTGCTGTTCCGGATACAAAAACGGCAGGGTCTTTTTGATGTTGTCCAGGTCCCCGGTGGTAACGGTTACGGACTCGGCGTCTCGCTGCTGCTGTCGCTTCTGCTCGAATTCAGCACCCGGTCCGCCGGATCTCTCCAGGCTTCCCACACCTGATTCAGGGTTTCGGGCAGGAGCTTCATCAGTGCGGTCTGTTCGCTCGGCAGAAGCAGCCTGTCGCGGGTCATGAGCCGGACTGCTTCCTGCCGGTTCAGAACCTCGGGCAGAGCCTGACGCAGTTCCGGGTTCTGTTCCACTGCCGCGCTGATCGCTGTTGGTTCCAGCACCAGAGGGAGCACTTCCAGATAACTGGTGATCGTCTTGTTCGGGACCCCCTGTTCGTCCAGTTTCTGTTCCACCAGCTCCATTATCGCGTCCCGGTCCTGTTCCTGTATCTGGAACATCATCTTCGCCCAGTTGGTCCGAAGTTTCCCGGTCTCGGCGATCTTTTCCCATACGGTCTGCGGTACCTGGTGCATCGAACTCCTCCTCGATAAATCGTTTGAAATATTTCCGGCCATTGGGCCCCTTGAGCATCTGCCGGGCAAGGGTCACGTACTCGGCCACGTCCTTGCCCGCGGCAATCACATGATCCAGGGCCTGTTTCAAAAGCGGCTGAATCTGCTGATACAGGGACTCGTCAATTTCGGAATCCCGAGAAACGTCCTTCACGGACAACCCGACGTTTTTGGACAGGATGTCGTTGACCTGAGAAAGCAGCCCGGCCGCTTCTTTCATGTGCGACTTGGCAGAATCTTTCTTTGCCTGGGCCTGCTGCTGCACCTTATTGGAGGGAGGCGTGTCAACAGAAGCGGTTCCGGTTACCGGCTGCGTCTCCTGCTCCGCCGCCTCCTGCCGGTCCCATTCGGCCATAAAATCGGCGGCCGTGGCTGTGCCGGCCTGCGGGGGGTGCGGTTCGGAAACCTTTTGCTCGACGGGTTCCGGAGGTTCTGGTTTTTCGGTCTCCTGTCTCCTGTCTCCCAGACTCTTTTCCGGCCGTCCTACATCTTCCACCCCTTTGAATAAATGCGCGGATTCATCCGTCTTGAAATACCGCCTTGATTTTTCAACCGTGGGCAGAATCTCGCCCATGCCGGGCAGCATTCCGGTTTTTTTCTGGGTGGCCACTGCGTCCCGGGAAAACAGGTGAAACCCCTCGGACAGGGCCGTGGTTTTGGTGCCGTTCAGGACATACGCCAGGGTCTGTGTCCAGATATCCTTTTTGCCCGGAATGGCCTCGAACATCTCCTTCTGAGCAAAATACGATCCCAGTGTGGGAAACTCCGGAGAATTCTTGTACCGCACATAGTGCCGCAACGCCTGAGACATCTGCGGCACCACATTCCATTTACCGCCCCGGCCCAGAATCTTGACCAGCCCGGGCAGGGCGCGGTCAATCTTGTTCACAGTGTCCGGGGCCAGCTGGTCGATGAGGTCGTGGTCGTCAAACACCCGGCCCCGTACAATCCGCTGAACATGGGTTTTCCCTTCAGGCGTCAGCTGACCCTCTTTCATAAACCGGGTCATCTGAGATTTTTCCAGGGCCCCGTCCTTGACCATAGACTCCAGGAACGGGCGGGCCCCGGCAGAATCCAGATACTCCTTGAGCGTCTTATGGTTTTCCAGCCCCTTGGACATAATGGAAAACGTCTCGTCGCTGACAAACTTGGCCTTGGATACGCCCTCGGCGTCCGGATTGACCGCCTGCTTGAAATCCTGATTGAACGCGGACACCAACCGGGCGGTTTCCTGCTCGTCGGGACGATTGCGAAGCATCCGAACCAGCACAGGCTGATTCATCTCCTGCACGGCTTGAGGATCAACACCATACTCTTCGGCCTTGTCCGAGATCGTCTGCCGGTACTGTTCGGCCCGCTCAGGATGTCGTTCGTATGCAAGCCGAGTGGACATGGTCCGAGAGTTCCCCCCCAGTACCTGCCCGTCCCTGGTCACCACGGGAGGACCATGCACGGCATCCGGCGATTCCGTAATCAAAAACCGAGGATCAAGACCGGCCGCATTATCCAGGACTTTGCCCTGTTCGTCAGGGCTGGAATGGTAGGTCCGCTCATTGACCGGCGTATAGTCCGGGTTTTTCTGAAACCCCTGTTCCGGCACATGGGACGGCACCAGGTCTGCCATTTCCACAACGGCATAATCAGCCTGTTCTTCCCCTCCGGGATGCAGGATGGCTACATTTTTTCCCCGGTATCCGGGGACGGTTCGGGGTTCTGCTTCTGCATCGCCCCCGCCAGCAACAGCGTTGCTATTATCTCCGGGTTGTCCATATCCAACTGTTCCATATCCGGCTGGTTCTTGGCCCACAACTGCGCCCGCCTGATCCGGGCTTCCTGTTTCAGGTCCTTTTTGGCCACTGGGTACCTCCTGGGGGTTGTTTTCTGATATACCGGAAATGGGTTCCTGTGAAGGGTGTGAAAAAGAAAAATCCGGCTCCCCGGGAAGGACCGTGGATTCCCGGGTGTCCAGCATAAGGGCAAGCTCGTCATCGGTAAACGGCTCGAACGGGACCTGTTCAACGACCTGCTCCGGCCCGGCTTCTGTCCCTGTCGGCTGGACAGCCTCCGCCCCGGACCGCCCCGCGTCGGAAACGAGATCATCAGCCACCCCGTTCACCTCCAACAGTTCCGCGATCTCTTCCGGCTCCAGCCCTACAAGATCGGCCGGGGCCTGTTCCGTAGACACGGGCTGTTCTTTCTGCGGTGCGGTCTGCCCGGGAGCCTTTATGGTTTCGGCCAGCTCTTCGGGAGCCATCGGCTTGGTACTGGCCGACAGGCCGCCGGGGACGTCGCCGCCGGTGTTCAGCATGTCCGTCTGCTTGCCGGGTTCAGGGGCAGGGTCCGCAACCCCACTCTTGGCGGCATACAATCCGCCGGCCATCATGCCGCCCTGTCCGATACCCATAAGCATGGCATCGCCGGCGCCCTCGGTCAGGGCGATATCAGGACGGTACCCGCTGTATTTATCCACCGCGTTCTGGGATATCTGTGTACCCAGTTCTTCAAAACCTTCGCCCAGGGGCGCCAGGGCCGGATTTTCCGCCACCATTCTGGCCCACATATCACCAAGAAACCGCTTCCCCCCGGCCCGGGCGGCTTCCTCGCCCCCTTCCTTTAAGGACCTGGTGATGACATTTTTAAAAGCTTTCCCCATAGCCCCGGCACCCAGCGCGGTTTCGAACAGGCCTTCCAGGGCTCCGTTATTCGCGGCCACCATGGTCTGCTGCCATTCAGGCAGGTCCGAGCCGTGCTGTTCGATTTCGGCCTGCTTGCCTGCCCCGAACAGGGCCGCGCCCGTGCCTACGGTTCCGGCCGTCCCCATGGTCCCGCCGGAAAGCATCACCGACATGGAGGGCTGCAGTGATTCCAGGATACCACCGGCCAGATTTCGAAACCCCGTGGACCAGTCCCCTTTTTCAAAAGAGTCGATCACGCCCTGGCGATACTTCGGGTTGGCTTTGGCTATTTTCTGTTCCGAAATCTCGGACTGGTCTTTGAAATACCCGGAAACCGGATTTTGCTCCAGCCCCAGCATCGCCCCGGAGGTATCGCTGGTGGCCCGAAGCCCGGGCATGTTCAGCTTATCCGCAAGAAAGTTCTGCGGAACTGCGGCCACGTCGTACACAAACCCGGGAGCATCGGCCATCATCTGCCCCAGCTGGTACCCGCCTTTTTTGGTCCGCTCCCACATCTCCGCGCCCACCGTGGAGTCCTGTTCCGGGGTCTCCATCCCACCCCATCCAAACCCGCCGGTCAGCCCCTGGTCATCGGCAGGAATGCCCGCTCCCGCAGAAACAGGCACAGCCTGGACAGGGGCCGGGGGTTCCGGCTCCTGCCAGGCTGCGTCGCCGGGCCGGGGTTGGTATGCGTCTATCGAGGGCTGTAGTTCGGTTCGTTCAAAATACTCCAGGTCCTCGGGCGTAAACAGATTAGACATACACAACTCCCGGCCGTTAAGGGGCCTGCTGTTATCTTTGGTTGCCTATGGGGACACGCTGTCTGTATCCCGTATCAAGGCCGCGTGAATATTCAAGCAAAAACTGCTTGAATTCGGAAGGCTTTTGTTGAGGGGAAAATCCTGTGCGTGAAGTGAATTCAGTAGAGGCGGTATCGAAAACCTCTTGCTTTCTTTCTGCCATCTGCTGCGCCTGCACTATATTACTTGCCTGTCCGGTTTGCAACATATTTACAGCCAGACGACCGACTTTGTCGGCTTTTTGTAGCGTGGGAAGATCGGCCACATTGCCTTGTGCGTCAACAAATTCCGTGGTCGTTGTCCCGGTATCAGGATTGTACACAGACTTCTTCTGAAAGCCCTTTGCAAGCATAAACCCTTCCGTCATGGTCCCTAGTGCCTGCTCAATGTTCTGCTTGTTAAAGGGCTGAGGGGCCCCCGATCCTTTTCCCCCCGCACCGGAACCGCTTCCCCCTTTCTGCAACCCGCGGGCAATTTCCTGTCCACCCGGCCCGTACACGACGTGCCCCGGGGCCACATCGATGCGACCGGCTTTGTTCTGCTGCTGGCGGTAGTATTCCTGCTGGGCCTGTCTGGTCGCTTCCAGGGCCCTGGTGGAATCGATATCGGCCTGTGTCTTCTGCAGCCCCTGTCCCGCGACCCGGTCTTCGACGCGGTTCCAGCCTGCCCCGGCCTCGCCGGGTTTCATGGTCCGCACGTTGCCCTGGGCATCCACGTACTGGGTCGGGGTTTCTTTACGTTTCAGTTCCGCGGTCTTGATCTGTACAAACGCGTTCGGGTCTGCAAATTTTGCCAGGAGGTCCGCCATCTCTTCCCGGGACTGATTCGGGACCGGTTCCCCGTCCTCGGCCATGAGTCGGTTCTGCTCGGGGTCGAACCGGACCGTGCCGTGGACCGGGAGAGCGGACCAGGCCCTGGCCTGAAACTCCCCCCAGTGCTGGTCCGGAATGTTTGTCATGCTCTGCAGGGCCTGGGTGGCCACCATTTTCGACTTCTCAAAATCCCGTTTCATGTCCCGGGTTTCTGCCCCGGCGTTCCATTCGTCGATCCCCTGCTGGGCCTGGGTCTGTTTTAGTGTCTGGGTTTTCAGATACGAATCATTACGGGCCTGGGCCTTCTGATCCGCGTCCGCCTGTCTCCATCCCTGTACCAGTCCACCCATTCCGCTGCCTGTGTATCCCATTATGATCTCCCGTGTTAGCTGAGGCCCATGTTCAGAAGGTATCCGCCGGCGGCCATATCCGAGGAGGCCGCCTTGGACGCGGCGTTGCCCAGGGAGGCCATGGTGGACCCGCTGGACCCGTAGCCGGACAGGGCTGAATTTGCGCCGGACGTGTTCAGGTCGGGCGACGTCAGCCCGGTCCGGCTGATGGCCGACGCGGCCGGGGACGTGGGAGTGAACGAGGTGCCCATGCCCGTGGACGGGGCCATGCCCTTGAGGACATTTACCCCGTCGCCCAGCCTGGAGAAGTTCAGCTGCTTTGTATCCTGACGCGCCTTGGTCCGGGCTCCGGCAGTGGCCGCGGCCCGGGCCGTGGCATTCAGGCGGGACTGGTCAGCAAACCGCCCGGAATTGGGGTTCACGCCCATGCGAGACATGTCCCGGCGCTGTGCGGCCTGCTGGTTGCCGAATGCCTGGGCGATGTCCGCTGCGGCCATGTCGGCCTGCTGGGTGGGATCGAGGCCGTCCCGGGCCTGATCGTAAAACTCCTGGACCATGCCCCGGTTGGCCTCGTACTGGGCCAGATCATTGCCTGCGGCCGTAATCCCCTGCCCGGCCAGCTGTTCCGAGGCCAGCTGGTTGCCGAACTGCTGATCAATGGTCGCGGTCCTGGTATCCGCATTGGCCAGATACGCGTTCATATCCTGGGTCTGGCCCTGGTAGGCCTTTTCCGTGAGCCCGGGCATGTACTGGCCGTACAGCCGCAGGTCAGCCAGGTCGTTGGCCTGACCCTGCTGTTTTGCCTGGGTGTTCCCGGGCAGCAGGCCGAGATAGGCATCGGCCGTGGCCGTATCCACCTGGGCCTGTTTTTCAGCCAGGGGCTTGGCAATATTCCACTGGGCCTTGGCAATGGCGTCCTGCTGCTTGGCGGATCCTGCGGCCACGTTGTAGGCGTCATTGGCGCGGTTGTTGGCTTCCAGCCCGGAATAAATGGAATATCCGGCCGCCGCGATCGGGGCGATATTCTTGGCCGTGTCAATAACTGTGGACCAAATACTCATACATTTCTCCTAGACCATAAGGTCGTCAAACATGTTGGAGACAGCCGGGGAGACCCCGGGCAGAAACCCGGTCGCCCCGGACCCTGACGAGGCCGCGGGGCCGGACTGCGCGTTTTTGTACAGGGTGAAGTTGTTCGGCTCGTTCGCGGCAGCTGCTGCCGCCGGGGCCGAGGTCGGGCCGGAGGTTGTCAGGTCCGCGAACATGTTTTCATCGGAACCGGACCCGGGGTCCCTGGTTTCAGGACCGGCTGTACGGGTGGGCTCGCCCTGCCCGTAGTTGGCGGCCCGGGCCAGCCCGGCCATATTCGCGGCCTGGGCCAGATTGTCCGTGATCATCCCCGGGGCCCCGGCCAGCGATGAGGCCATGCCGAGGGCTTCGCTCGTGGCAGACCCGGCCATGCCCTTGGACCGGGCATACCCGGACCCGAGCTGCAGCCCTGCATATCCGGTCAGCGCGGCAGGAAGGGATCCTGTGGCGGACATGATCGCTCCGGCCACAGGTCCGGCAGCCAGTCCGGCCAGCCCGCCGTAGGTGGTCAGCGCCCCCTTGCCGGTCAGGTTCCCGTCCGGGTCGATGAGCCCCTTGTCCAGCCCGGTCACGTAGGCTTCTTCCGGCATATCCAGATCAGCCGGGGCCATACCCACGGCCTGCCCGATCCGGTCCAGCCCGCCGCCGAATGTGTTGGTCATCTGCTCGGCCTCAGCCCTGGAAAGCACCCCGGCCGCGGTCAGATCCCCGATCTTTCCGGCGGACAGGGCATCGGTCAGCCTGGCCTGCATGGCCGGGTTGTTGGCCCATTTGGACTGGATCCGCTGCGGAATCTCCGACATCATAGACCTGGCATCCGTCTTCTGCCGAGCGCGAGCCTCTGAATACTGCCGGGCAGCCTCGTCAGGATGCCGGTAGCCGTAGGAGGTGGTCATAAACCCGCCGAGCCTAGAAGGCTTCACGGCCCTGGTTGACACGTCGTGCCAGCCTTGGGATATGCTCCATGCCCGGTCTGTACCGGTCGCGCCGGAAAATGCACCCCCGTAAGAATTATTGCGGCCATGATATTCCGAGCTGGCGTCGTTTGCCCCGGAAAAAGCCCCCCCATAGGAATTGTTGCGGCCATGATATTCCGAGCTGGAGTCGTTTGCCCCGGAAAAAGCCCCCCCATAGGAATTGTTGCGGCCATGGGTTTCGGAGCTGGTGTCGCTCCCTCCGTTCCCTCCACCCATATCACCCAGCCCACCGTCACTATCTCTATCCGTTCCGGGACCATCGTGCATGGACATACACAGGGCCACCTCCCCTTCATACTCAAAACTCTCTTCCTCGACGCACGCATCCTGCATATCCCCGTCCCAGAATGCGGGGTCGGTCATGTCGAAGACGGCGCGGGTGGTGATTTTCATGGGCTACTCCTTGGGAAACCGTTCTTTTACTGCAAGGCAGTCTGCGTAGTATTGATCAAGCTACATACCCAGCGAACTGTTCTTTTAAGACTGCAACAGTTTCCGCCACAAGCTTCTTCGATTCTTCTGAAAAAACCAAGTCCTGCTTTCCTGTAAGGTCAAGCATCTCTGTTGTGGTCGCAATACTTACCGAACACTCCTTTACGTCCACCTTGTTTCTTTCGGCGTCTTGCAGTTCAATGTGTACTATTATATTATGATTATATTTAATGTCTTCAAAGCTTTCCGTATTTATAGAACCGTCTTCCTGTTCTACGGTATCATAAACAGCGCCTTCGGAACTTAAGTTGTTAAATGAAAAAGTCCACGCTAAATCCCAACAATATTCAACCATTGGACCAAAAAACTTGCCCATATTAAACCTCCAATAAAGACCACCAAATTTTTGTTACATTATGGTCACATCCATATTGAGAATTTGGCCCGTCTACATAAACTTTTATATAAATTTCACCTTCTCTGCTTGTTACAACCCCCGAATGGCCGATTCCAGACAGAAAGTATACAACTGTACGTAAGTACCACCATTTGTAATACCCGCTAGAAGGCCACGAATCTTGATACGCAGCCTTAACGCCTGCCCTTGCGATATACGAACTATATTGAGGGCTGCCCCACGTAGTTTGAGGAGCTTTTATCCCCGTATATATAAGCGTACTTCCGTAATTATCTATAGATAGCCCTTCGCGTATACCGCTGGCAACTACTCTAGGCGCGCTTATAAGTGTGCGAGCAAAAGTACCTGACCCATCTGCCCGAATGTCAACATTATTGCCAACCCTTAAAAAAGAACTAGTCCCTGCTGCATTTAAATTTATATAATTTGTGTTTGCGCTGTTTTGCAATCTTCCGGCTGTAGCGATGCCAATATTTGCGTTGATAGCCGAAAGTGATGTTACGTTTATTTTGTCGGCCGTGACAGCCTTGGCCGCTATCTGTGATGCCGTAAGAGAGTTTGACTCTATTTTGTCCGCACTTACCGTCCTCGTTCGTATCTTCCCGCCATCAACCTCTGTTGTGCCTGGGAAATAAATGCCTGAATCATCTGTAGCGCCATCAGCCACATTCAAATCACTTCGCACGTCAGCCGCAGCAGCACCGTCCATGATGCGGAATCTCATGTTGTAAAAATTCGCTTCTCCGGACTGCCCGTCGATTTTGTATCCCGCACCGGCTTCCGGGTCATAATCTGTGCTCTGCAATGTGTGGCCGATAAAGGCATGGTCCGTGCTGATCGCTTTGGCCAGCAGGCTTCCGTCGATCATCATGGTACCGTCGATGCCGACCAAAGATTCCCCGTCCACCATCCCCACGGTGAACGGCTGGCGAAGTGCGCCGGTGCCGTCGGGCTGAACGATCCTCAATTCGTTGGCCATGAGCACGATCTCGGACTGTTCTGTCTCGCCGTCCGCGATCATCCCGATCCCGGCCAGCACCAGCTTGCCGTCTGCGTCCCGGACCTGCACTTTCATGGTCCGCTCGGCCTTGATGCCGTCAATGGCGGTGGCGGCGTCCTCGATGGAGGCGGTGTTTTCCCCGACCGTGGTCTGCACGGTTTCCACGGACTTTGCCAGGGCGCTTTCAGGGCCGGTCTGGGTGACCAAATCCTGCTGGATCGCGGCGGTGGTCGCCTCGGTTTCAGCCTTGAGCGTGCGGGCGTACCGGGCAGACGCATCGGCCTTGGTGGCGGCCACCTGAATGTCTTCGGTCAGCAGCGCCGCCGTGGTGTCCACTTTGGCGTCCACGGTGTTCACCATGTCGATGACCACCTGGTCCTCGTCGGCCCGTATTGCAGACTCCTTCTGGATGAGCCCCTGGGCGTTGCCGATGGATGTCCGGGCGATGTACAGATCCCGGGCCACGGACTCCAGGCTGGTGGTCCGGGCGGTCTGCTCCTGCTCGATGGACGATTCCGCGTCCCCCATCCTGGTGTCCAGGGTTTGAATGCTGGAAGCCAGGGCGTCGTCACCGGCGATTCGGGCGGCAATCTCGGAGTCGATTTCCACAATCCCGTCCCCGGCAGCCAGAACCAGACTGTCCAGACGGTAGGCCAACGCCTTGTCCGCCTCGGCCCGTACCCCCTGTTCCTCGGTCAGCACGGAAGTGGTACTGTCGATGGACGCCTGGAGGGTGGTCAAAAGCGTTGCGTTGGCCACATCTCCGGTCGCGCGGGCCTCTGCTTCCGTCAGAACCATGGCCTGGGCATTGTCCACGGCAGACCGCATGATGTACAGATCCCGGTCCAGCCGCTCGGTCTCGGTCTGCCGGGTGGTCTGCTCCTGGGTGATCCCGAGTTCGCGGGTCTCGGCCTCAGCAGCCAGGGCTTCCGACCGGATACGGGCCTCTTCGGCCAGCCTGGCATTTACGGACTGCTCCACGGTCTCCGGCGCGGAAATCAGGTTGATCTCTGCGGCGAGGTCCTGCACAAGCTGGTCTTCAGTCAGGTTGCCCTGAAGAATGTCCATGGCCTCGTCGATCTTGGCAGAGATGGATGCCTGGGCCGTCACCAGCATCCCCCCCATCTCCTCCCGGGGCACCCACGCCGAATATTTGCCACCATACGACACGCACCGAATCCAGTAGTAATGATCCGCATACGGGGCGTCCCAGATATCCCGGAACTCGGCCACCGGCTTGGTCACGATGGCGACCCGGGCGGCAGAGGTCAGGGCATTGGCGTTATGCGTCCAGACTTCTATATGAGAGACTTCATCCAGCCCGTTCTCCGGGTAGTCCCAGGTCAGACGGGCGCCATAGACTGTGGACGCAACCGCAAGATTGGACGGGGGGTTGGGGATCGGACCCGTGGCCGTTGAGGAGGCCGGAGAGGTGGAGGTGGCCGTGTCTGCGGACAGCAGGGTGGTGCCCACGTCCGAGATCCGCAGGAATCGGTCCGCCCCGCGCACAGCCCCGGTGCCGGACTGGAGCGCCTGGGTCACGGCCTGCATCCATGCTCGTTGCTGCGGGGTGGCGTCTGCCGGGATGGCTGGAATGGATGGATATCTGCTCATGCTTTGAGTTCCGTGACTGAGGTTGCCAGCTCGATCAAGGTGATGTTTGTTTTCCCCTGCACGCTCACCGCGATATCCTTGGTCCTGAATCCGCCGGGAAGCCGAAACGGGGTATCGTCGGTGACAACCCTGGTGTGCTTCACGGCACCATCGCAGTGCAGTTCAAACGTGACAGGCGAAAGAGAGGACTGGTCCCCGTAGATTCGGGCGCAGGCCATGTTTGTGGCGACAAGGGTCCTGCACCGCCGCGTTTTGTACACGTATGTCAGCACGTCCCCGGCGCCGAGAGAATAGACCTTGTATCCGCTGTCATAGACCAGCAGATACAGGGCGTCGTCGGCAGAATCGTAGATGGCGTCGTACACGGGAGCGCCGATGGAAAGCCGCCGGACCGCTCCTGCATCCAGGTCAAATACCAGGGCCGTGGTTTCGCCGGAAAAGAACGCATAATACTTCCGATCAAAATAGGCCCCGATCATGTTTGACAGATCCAGCGCGGCCCACTGCTCTTTTGTGTACACCTGTTCGGTCAGCACCGGGCAGTTTCCAGAGGTATCAAGCATAACCAACCCGTCCGGGGAGGCGTACACGCAGCCGCCCGGGATGTTCACAATGGACCGCCTGGACACACACGCCTGGGGAAAGCTGCCCTTTTGCAGGGTCATGGTTTCCGGGGACACCCCGGACATGATGTAAGGCTTTTCCGTGGTCAGCACGAACACTGTGGACCCGGAGTATCCCAGACCGACAATGTCGTAATCCACCACCTGCCGAAACCCTTCCGGATAGGCATACATGACAAACGGCTCGGACAGATACAGTTCTTTACCCGAAAACCCCACGGCGATTCCGCCTGACGTCAGAATAAGCCCCTGCATATCGTCCGGGGCCGGTATCCAGGTCTCGGTATCCAG